GTTAATCCTGTTACAAGAATACTATCTCCTGTAAATGTTGTTGCTGATAACTGATCAGTTGTTATTGTATTGGCGGTTATTCCTGTTACAAGAATACTATCTCCAGTGAATGTAACTGCACTTAACTGATCAGTTGTTATTGTATTCGCAGTTATTCCTGTAATTAGAATACTATCACCAGTAAATGATGTTGCCGACAATTCATAAGTATTAATTGTATTTGCCGTTAATCCTGTTACAAGAATACTATCTCCTGTAAATGTAACGGCACTTAACTGATCAGTTGTTATTGTATTTGCAGTTAATCCTGTAACTAATATACTGTCACCTGTAAATGTAACGGCACTTAATCCTGCATCAAATATAGTTTCGCCTGTAACCGTACCTCCTGATATTTGTTCTAAAATAAAATTTGTAGAACCAACACCTTGCTTGAAACCAAATGTTGCACCTGTATATTGATTATTTAATATATTTTCGGTTGTTCCAGTATCAAAGGTTAAGACTAATTTTGAGCTCATTTCAATTTTTAGTTATTTATATTTAATATTTCAAATATTCTATTTTGAACATCTTGATCTGTCCATTGTCCTATTTGTGTATAATTATCACCTTCCCATAAAACAATTTCACCTAATATTGAGTTTGTATATGCAACAACTTTTTTTTGATCATAAAAATCTACAATATATTTAATTTCAATTTCATTTGCGGTTATATTCCTTGCCGGTATTGTCTTTAAGACTTTTTCTTGTCCTAAATTAATTTTCAATCCATCTTGTATGGTTGCTCTGTTTCTAAAAGGTAAAATCGGTCTCATATTGGTACGTATTATATAATTACATTTTTTATTATTTGAGTGTCGGATGCGTTATAATAACTTAATTTTGGCGTTCCTGCTAAGTTTTTAAATATTGTCTTTGAACAATTAAGATTGTATATATCAGGCTCTAAACTTTGTCCAGTGTTAGGAAACACATCGCAATTTTTGATATCTATTTGTGATATAATTTTGAGAACCAATTGATTGGCAAAATTAGGAGTCGCACGAAAACTACTATCAGATAAGGTGTTGTATTCAAATCTACTATTGTTAATGATATTACCACTGAAACTACTTTCATTCATCAAGGTGTTGTATTCGTATGAACTACCAGATAAAGTAAGATTATTAAAGAAACCACTTAAATTCATCAAGGTGTTGTATTGGTATCCGCAATTAGAGCCACTGTTACCTGATAATGTGTTATCACCAATATAACTACCATTTTGTAAAACATTAAAAATAATATAAGAAAAAATTAATTGATTACTTCCTATTTCTAACGATCCGATAGCTCCACCTTTAGTTAATATATTATCAGTGATGGTACTACTATCCAAGTTGTTGATAGAGATTAAACCACTATCCAAGGCGTTTCTAACAATTGCACTATCATCCAAGGTGTTGTAATAGATGCCGCTACCACTATCCAAGGTGTTGTTAGAGATTTGGCTATCATTATCCAAGTTGTTAAATTGGATTGTGCTACTATCATTCAAGATGTTGTAAAATATACCACTATTATTATCCAAGGTGTTGTCAAATATACCACTATAATCCAAGGTGTTGAGTTGGAATGAACTATTATTATCCCAAGTATTATTTTTAATAACTGATACATTTTTTAATGTATTAAGATATAAAAATGTTCCTCTGAAATTTATACATTCAAATAAAGAATCTATAATATGATTGTTTGATACACCAAATGAATTTATGTCTAATGGATTACCCCACTGAAAAGATTTTATAGGATGTAAACCTAGATTTGTTACAAAATCATCTATGATATTTTTAGAAACCGAAACCTCATTATTTGATCTATCCTTCCTATAAATGATAGTATTATTATCATAATCATAATGAATAATATCAACTGACACGTTATAATCAACTGGATTATAAGTTTTAGCCGACCAATTTGTATTATCCAAATTATATATATCGGTTGATGTTCCAACGCTTCCTGTTAAATTTTCCCACACATATCCACCCCATATTACTTTTGTTCCTGCACTATATGTTCCTACTGTTGTCCATATACCAAATCCCGAAACATTCTGATCATAAGGTGGAGTATAAAATATTCCATGTCCCTGTAATACAAGTTCATTCGTTGAAAACGCTTGAATTATTATATTGGTTCCACCATATAATGTCGGATCAGCATCTGTTATCATATAAAAACATCCAGGTTTTAAAGAATTTGTAGATGTTTTTCCTGTCATCTGAGCATAGGTTAATGTTTCAGTTATACAACTATTAGCATTAATACCAAAAGCTGAAAATGGTATGTGATAAGTTATACCATCTTGTTCAACAATAAACAAAGTATTTCCTGATAATCCACTTAATGTAGATAATTCACCTATGGTTTTACCTGTTAGACACTGACTCATTTTTATTTATGTATAAATATCATTTATTTTTGTTTTTTAAAAACCACTTATACAATCTGTATCCGTTGAACAAGTTGTTGTTCCTATAAAATAAGGTATATTTGGAAGTGTGACTGATAGTATTTGTAAGTAGCAGAATCCAGGTAGAGGCTGTCCTATAATTAATGGCGGTATTGTGGTAAAGGTAGCGAAGTTTGGATCATCGCACGGAATATAAACAAGTCCAAAAGTTTGATTAGTATTATTAACAAAGTTTATACATCTACAACCACTTGGTATTATACAGGTTGGTGACTGAACGGTTATGCATTCCGTACAACCACTATACACGACACTTGAAGGTAGAACATAATCAGGGGTTGCGTTTACAAATGAAACAAACACAAAACAACAATCCAACTGTGGAATGTAAATTGTTGATGGTAATGATAATAGATTATATTGATTTATAGTTAATCCTGTTAATTTAACCACAAGTTGTTGATATGTGGTACATCCCGTTAAAAATAAAGTTGCTTCTCCATTAAATGGTGTAGTTGGACTAACTGTTAATGTAGGACTTGGTGTTATTGTTCTTGTCGGTGTAAATGTCTGACTTGGCGTATAAGTTGTTGTTTGGCTAGGCGTGAAAGATGGTGTTTGTGTGTTTGTAGGTGTTGGTGATGGAGATATTAAAGGTGATTGTTCTAAAAATTTCAAATACAATCCGTTTCCAACTTGTAAGTATATGTTTTCACCGCCAGGTAATATCGCATCATTTATTGTATCACAACCACAGCATTCGTTTGTTGGAGAAGGTGTAATCGTGCTTGTAGGTGTTATCGTAACTGTTTGTGATGGAGTATATGTTGGTGTTTCAGTAACAGTTGGCGTAACAGTTTCCGTGACTGTAGGAGTTAGGGAACTTGTAACGGTAGTTGTTTGAGTATTGGTTGGTGTTGTCGTAGGTGTCGCGGTAGGAGTAGGTGTTGGAACGTCGTTGCAACACGTTGGACAATCAACATAATCAATTCTTGCTGACTTTAAACTTATAGGATAGTATTGTGCCGGTTGATTAACTATTACAAAACAACCATCAACCCCTGAAGCATTAAAATAATATACACCATTTGGATCTAAACTGTAAATGGTGTTCAATGTCATACCGAAACCTGTGAAGTTGAATGTACCAGGTGGTACTCCATTACTACATGGACATCCGCTAAATGATTTTTCAATAATATTTGTCGGCGTTACAGTATTTGTTGGTGTTATTGTCGGAGTAACAGTTTGAGTAGGTGTCGGTGTTGGTGTTACCGGTATAAAATTTATATTAATACAAGATGGCGGCTGAGCCATTCCTGCATTTACAATCGGCATATTTGGTTCGGATGTGAAAGAATATGGTGATGTTAAGTTATATTTCCTTCGTGTCCGTGACGTTAATGAACATATTGCAGAGTATAATTCATTATTATAAGAATAAAAAGACCATCCTTGAAACACATTTCCGACGGGTATTTCTACTTCTAAGTTACCAAAAAAATCAAATTGCATATAATATGATGACGCACTTAAAGGTGGTATTGGTACGTCATAAATATGGGCGATTATTTTTGAGGTATTAGTATAGATTAAATCACCCCTTAATGATCTTGTCGGTGGCAAATTAAATAAAGGAGTTAAAACCGCAATTGGGTTTGTTATATCAACTGACACAATTAGATTTTGACTTGATCCCGATGATGTTAATAAAGTCGTGCTATTTATTGCCGCTAACCCCTGATGTTGACTATTAACAAAAACCGTCTGACTAGGTAGATCAATAAATCTAGAAAAGGTTGCACTAAACGGACTATTTACAAATGTATATTCTTTAATTCTTGTTATAGTGGTACTACCGCTTAAATAACGAGCTAATATCCAAAGATAATTTCCAAAAGTTGCTATATCATGTCCTATTTGACTTGACTGAAGATCAATAGGTAACGGTATTGCCGTATCATTAGATGGATCAAAATTATATATTAACCTGTTATTCCAATCTAATACGAATACGTCACACTCATTTCTATTTATTGTTGGACACCCTGAAGAACAATTTCCGTTGAAATAAACAACAGATGTTGATGCGGTATATGCACTATTACTTACACATACCGCCGAATAACTTCCATATGGAATTGAGATATTTTGTAAATTAAGATCGCAATCGTAATATGATACACTGATAGATCCTGTTATTCCTGTATTGAAAAAGGTAAAACAATTACACACTATAGACGTTTTAGTAGGTGTTGGCGTTACAGTATTTGTAGGAGTTTGAGTTTGTGTTGATGTTACCGTTAAAGTTGGCGTTAATGTTTGAGTAGGTGTTACAGTTGGCGTTGGTGTTGATGTGGCGGTTGGAGTTGGTGTTGGTGTTGGACAAATATATGTAGTCGTACAGGTTTCACAAACTGTAGATAATGTTAGTGTCTGATATTGGTATGAATTAGAAGTTAAACTTGAGTTTATAGCTGTTGCACATCCACTAAAACCTAACGCTTCTACATAATAAACATTTCCGACAACCGGTGCTTCAATAAATGGAATTGAAAATACTCTGAATTCAAAATTAGAACAACAGGAGCTAAAATATGCAACAACTGGTGGATACTCTGTAATACTTGGTGTTGGAGTTGTTGTATTTGTTGGAGTTTGTGTATTGGTCGGTGTTACAGTTGTGGTTAATGTTGGTGTTACAGTTTGAGTTACTGTTATAGTATTTGTCGGAGTTACGGTTGTAGTAACAGTTGGAGTTACAGTTTGAGTCGGTGTTAATGTTGGTGTTAATGTTGGTGTTGGTGTTGGTGTTAGTGTTGTTTGAGGATTTAAATGAGTATTGATACAACTCGGTACTTGAGAAGCTCCAGCGATCGCAACTCCACTATTATTAATACTAGTAAGTGTGTATGGATAGTTGGTGTCTATAGAATAGATATCACCGTCAAAATCTCCGATGTATATGACACCATTATCTTCAAACAATCCATATGGATTATCTATGGTTGGAGATATGAGAACATCAATCTCCATTGTTCCTGTCGCGTAATCATATTGAGTTATATAGTTACCTTGGAAACTTAATGTATATTCTAAATTGGTTACCAACAATTTACCTGTTGTTGTATAAACTATATCACCCGCAACAAAACGATCAGGTAACATATCAAATTGATAAATAATATTCGCGGATGATCCGGTAATTTCTAATTCCACTATTCTTTCACCATTACCTGAAATTCTGTATAATGAAGAGATTAGTCTTGTACCTGTATTGTCTTTAGAACATAAACCATTACCCAAAGATAAAGAGGTACTAATACTTCTATTGAAAGAGTAACTCCAAGGATTTAACGTAATATTGTATTCATATAAAAATGAACTATCGTAATTCCAAAACTTATTTTGAGTATGAGCGATATCTAAACCTGTGGAGCCTGTGTAAAAATTAAGTGAGATTTTATTGTTTGTATTAACATCGTAATAATAAATGTCGTTAGATTCCCATTGTAGTAAAACAGCGCATTCAGGGACTACAAGTGCTGATGTTGGGGTATTTGTCGGAGTTTGTGTTAAAGTTGGTGTAACAGTATTTGTTGGAGTTTGAGTTACAGTATTAGTAGGAGTACTTGTATTTGTTGGTGTTACTGTCGGAGTAACTGTTGGCGTTGGGGTAGGTGTTTGAGTATTACTAGATGTATTAGTCGGAGTAGGAGTTTCTGATGTTGGAGTATTGGTAGGTGTTTGTGTTACAGTAGAAGTATTGGTAGGTGTTACAGTTGGAGTAACAGTATTTGTAGGCGTTGGAGTAGGAGTTTCTGATGTTGGAGTATTTGTTGGCGTTGGAGTAGGAGTTAATCCTTCTGTATTTGTTGGAGTATTTGTTGAAGTAACTGTGCTTGTATTTGTTGGCGTTATAGTATTTGTTGGCGTTGGAGTAGGAGTTAATCCTTCTGTATTTGTTGGAGTATTTGTTGAAGTAACTGTGCTTGTATTTGTTGGCGTTATAGTATTTGTTGGCGTTGGGGTAGGTGTTTGAGTATTACTAGATGTATTAGTCGGAGTAACTGTTGGCGTTGGAGTATTTGTCGGAGTTTGTGTTACAGTATTTGTTGGTGTTACTGTCGGAGTAACTGTTGGCGTTGTAGTAGCTGTAGGTGTTGATCCTGAAGTGTAAGTTATTCCTGACATTTCACAATCAATACAATTAGAAATTGAGGATGGTGTTTGAGTAACTGTTGGTGTTACTGTCGGAGTAACTGTTGGCGTTGAGGTAGGTGTTTGAGTTCTTGTATTTGTAGGAGTTACAGTATTTGTTGGTGTTACTGTATTTGTAGGCGTATTAGTTGGCGTTTCAGTATTTGTTGGAGTTTGGGTTTTAGTTGGCGTTTCTGTCGCTAATGGCGTTCCATCAGGAGTTCTTGTAGGTGTAACTGTTCTTGTAGGTGTAACTGTTGGGGTAACAGTAGGTGTTAGAGTTGGAGTTGCTGTATTTGTAGAAGTATTAGTCGGACTTAAAGAAATACTTACAGTCGTAGTTGGTGTTACAGTATTTGTTGGAGTATTAGTTGGTGATTCAGTAATTGTAGGAGTTAGAGTTGCAGTAACGGTTGGTGTTACAGTATTCGTAGGAGTTTCGGTTCTAGTATTTGTTGGCGTTACAGTATTTGTTGGGGTGTTTGTAGGTGTTTTAGTAGGAGTTTCAGTTGATAATGGCGTCCCGTCAGGAGTTCTTGTAGGTGTAACTGTTCTTGTAGGTGTAACTGTAGGAGTACTCGTTAATGAACTTGTTGGTGTTAATGTAATTGTTGATGTATTAGTCGGTGTGTTTGTTGGCGTTTCAGTTGTTGTTCTTGTTGGAGTTGGTGTAACTGTATTAGTTGGGGTTAATGTGTTAGTTGGAGTATTTGTCGGTGTTTCAGTATTTGTTGGAGTTTGGGTTTTAGTTGGCGTTTCTGTCGCTAATGGCGTTCCATCAGGAGTTCTTGTAGGTGTAACTGTTCTTGTCGGAGTAACTGTAGGAGTGATAGTAGGCGTTATGGTTTTAGTAACTGTTGATGTTACAGTATTTGTTGGTGTTACTGTATTTGTTGGAGTATTAGTTAATGTACTTGTTGGTGTTAAGGTATTAGTTGGTGTGACAGTTTGTGTTACGGTATTTGTCGGTGTTACAGTATTAGTAGGTGTTTGAGTTGGAGTTGATGTCCTTGTATTAGTAGGTGTAACCGCTGGTGTATATGTCCTTGTTGGTGTAGGAGTGTTTGTTGGAGTTTCTGACGGTGTTGATGTTACAGTCTTAGTAACAGTAACAGTTGGTGTTACTGTGGTTGTCTGTGTGTTAGTTGTAGTAGGTGTTGGTGTTGCAGGTATTGATGATGTATTGGTCGGAGTTACTGTATTGGTTGGTGTTAATGAAATTGTATTTGTTGGAGTAACAGTATTTGTTGGCGTTTCTGTTGGTGTAACGGTAGGTGTTGCGGTATTGGTTGGAGTTGTAGTTGGAGTTGTCGTTGGAGTTCTTGTCGAATTTGGCGACGCAAATGGAGTTTTTGTAACGGTTGGTGTTATAGTATTTGTAGGCGTATTAGTTGGAGTAACTGTATTTGTTGGTGTTTCGGTTGGCGTGTTAGTAGATGTAATGGTAGGTGTTGCCGTATTAGTCGGAGTTATAGTTGGAGTTACCGTATTTGTAGGAGTAATAGTTGGAGTTACAGTATTTGTTGGTGTTACTGTATTTGTAGGAGTTGGACTTGGTGTAGGACATATTGGACCTCCTAAACATACTTGACAATCACCATTAATTGTTGTTATACTTTCAAAGTCATAAAATGAGGTAGGAACCGCTCTTACCACAGAAACACAACCTGAAAATACATTTGTAACCAAAATGTATGTATATCCATTTAAAATTGATGCATCATATATCGATTCAGCATAATCTGGTTCGTCAATTAATTGTATAATTTCATTTCCGCAGCACGATGAAAAAGCATAAGGTAACGTAGTTGTTGTAGGTGTTACAGTATTTGTTGGTGTTGGACTTGGTGTCGGACATACTCCACCTTGATTATTTGTTATACATGTATTACAATCTATTTGTTCATCTATAAGTTGGGGAAAAGTATAATTATTTTTTGGTAGACCGTATGTTAATGTTGTACATCCTGTATAACCATTAGATTGTAACGTTTCAACGTAGTATGTTTTACCGACAGTTAATCCAATTGTTATATTTGCATCGGTAAATATAAAAATATTTTCTCCACAGCAAGAACTAAAAACTAACACATTTTTTGTTTGTGTTGGTGTGGCCGTTGGTGTTTTAGTCGGTGTCCTTGTTGGGTTATTAGTTCTAGTTACAGTTTTAGTAGGAGTAAATGACGGAGTGTTTGTCGGAGTAACCGTGTTTGTTGGAGTAAATGTAGGAGTTACAGTAGGAGTTGGAGTAATACCTAAACAATCATTACAATTTATATGAGGAACACTAATTGATGTAATTTTATTGTCGCAACAATTGCAAGATCCGCTACTTATAACTCTAAAACAGTCAGTAACATTTGTACCTGAATTTATTATAGAAACAAAACGGTTATTAATACAACCTTTATATGTAGTAAAAGGACCTACAACTGAAAACTCAGAAAAATCATCTTTAAGTGATATTTTATAAACATCATTATTAAAACCGATACCAGTCTGAAAACCTGATACAATATTTCCATTAATATCAACTTTTACAATTCCATTAACTACCGTATTTTTATATTGCGTAAAACTTCCAACAATTATAAAGTTTCCAAATCCATCTTTTTCTATATCATATACAACCCCACTATTAAAACCTGACCCAACGTTAAATGAAGTATCAACATTACCTGTAGATGTTAATTTTATAATTCTATTTGACTGAAAACCACTATATTCTGTAAATTCACCACCTAATAAAATTGAATCATCATTTAAAACTGTAACAGAAAAAACATTTCCGTTAAAACCCGTTCCATAATTAAACAAAGGATTATAATCGCCATCAGGTTCTAATGAAACAATTCTATTTGAAGGAATTACATCGTACTCTGTAAATGAACCCACACAGATAATTGACCCGTCACTTTGTATGTCAATATCGTAAACTCCCTCTGAACCTAAATTTGGTAAAAATCCTCCGTTTCCAAAAGTTGGATCAATAGAACCATCAGTGTCTAATCTGACAAGTTTGTTAAAACCTAAACCGTTTGGACTTTCAAATGTTCCAGCAACTAAAATTTTGTTATCAGGTTGTAATTTTAATTTCGTAACAGCACCTCCGGTTGTAAATGTGGGGTTAATAAACCCACCATCAACTGTTCCATCAGTATTTAATCTCTGAACCAAATTCCCTGACGAACCATTTAATTGACCTAAACCAACTAATATCTTTCCATCGGGCTGCTCTAATACTTCATTTATATAGATATAAGAAATTCCCCCATATGAAAATGTATTATCTATTTGCCCATTAGAATTTAACCTTATAATTTCATATGTTGTGGGTTGGTTATTATATTGAGAAAAATTTCCTGATACCAAAATTTTTCCATCAGATTGATAATCAACTCCGAATGTGGTGTTATTAAATCCCGATCCTGTTTGAACTTTTGTGTTTCTTGTTCCTGCAGAGACATTAATATTTAAATTATAAACTACATTTGTTGTAATCGCAGTTGTGCTACAACCACTATATACATCATTTGTTGTACATGAACTTAACTGATAACAAAAACTTGGAACAAAAGTTGGTGTTACGGTTGGCGTAATTGTTGGAGTTACAGTATTTGTCGGAGTGACTGTCGGTGTAACTGTATTTGTCGGAGTTACTGTTGGAGTGGGTGTAGGACAAACAATTCCAAACTCTGCGACCCTACAAGTATCACAATCTACATATGGAGACGAGATTGATATGAAATTATAAACAGTTGATGCTGTTTGTAAAACCACCGTAGTACAACCTGAATATCCGTCAGTTACTATGTAATAAGATTTTGTAAGATCTAAGGAGTAAAGTAATTCTGACTCCTCAGTTAAACCAAAATATATGTTATCACAACAATCCTTAAAAGACCTAATAGGTCTTGTAGGGGTTATTGTCATAGTTGGCGTTGGTGTTGGCGTTGGACAAAAATTATTACCTGTTGTTGCATTTAAACAATCAATACAATCGTTATAGCTTGAACTTATGGAAATAAATTCGTAAAATGTGTTAGGTCTTTGACTTATTATTGTTACACAACCTGTAAATTCTGTTGTTACTATATAATACGTTTTTGACGGATCTAATGTTGTAATAAATTGTGTTTCTTCTTTTAATGAAAAAACATCGTTTGTACAACATGAACTGAACGCCAAATTTGGTATTGGATTTGTAACTGTCGGTGTAGGTGTTGTGGTTGGCGTTTTGGTTACCGTTGGAGTTGGTGTTAATGGAACTGTTTGTGTAACTGTGGGCGTGAATGTAGGAGTTACAGTCGGAGTAGGGGTGGGGGTTGGAGTTAATTTAGTTATTATTGTATTAGGCCCTAAACCAGTATTGGTAGTAACTTCTTCATCATCATCATTTATAATTTTAATGATTATCTCATCTTCGTTATCAAATAAATCCGGTAGATCTATAACGATATCATCGTTATCATAAGTATCAGTGGTTCCGTCAGGATAGGTTATAGTCCCCCCTCCTCCTGGATTAGGAGTAATAATAACTATGAAACAGTTATTTCCATTGCTATCACATATTATTATAGTATAAGGCCCGCAATCATAAGATAGACCATTAACTATTAATTTACACATATCGATAAATACACAAAAAGGTAGTTTTAAAGATAATTAGATATTGAGAAATACGAATAAAAAATTTTTCTATTTACTTAGATTTTTTTTTTGATTATCAATTTACTACTAGAATATAAGAGCAACTAGAATTAATTAAATTAATAGAATAAGTTCCAGTTGCATTTAAGTTATTATCTATAATACTGGTATCAAATGTATAAGGTAATGTTTGTATTCCTAATCCATAAGATTCTGATGAATTACTAGGGGTGAAAATAATATTCGCTTGATCCCCACTAAAATTGTTACTTGAAATTACTATTGTTTGTCCCATTTGAATTATGTGCAAGTCGTGCAATTTGTATATGTGGAACCTGTCCACGCGAGTGGTGTTTTAGTAACCGCAGTTTCTTGAACACCTAAATACTGCCAGCATCCTGTCTCTCCTGATAATTTGACTACCTGACCGATTGTAAGTCCCGATAAGTTGGAGTCAGTATAGTAACAATCTCTACTATCTCCGCTGAAAAACTTGTTAAATGAATTCTGAATTGTAGATGCACTAAAATCAGTTACAGTGGGGTCGGCAGCCCAATCAAAGTTTCTAAGTCCAGCTCCATTTTTGTTCAATGAATTTAAAGACGTATAACCCGTTAATGACGTATAACCGGTAAATGGATTTTGAGTTTGTAATGTTACAAAAGTCCAATCAGTTCCTAATTCAGAATTGATATTTGGCCATACCCCACCGTTAAAGTTGTATTGTGAAAAATATGACGCAGTCCTTGTTTGTCCTTCAATTAATGCTAACGCTTCCAAAATAAACTGGAATGATTGAGCTTCCACAGTTTGGAATCCTTCCACTAAATTACCATTAGGATTAACAAATAATAAATTATTAACTTTTTTACCTAATGAATTTGTAAAGTAAGACCAAGCAGTTAAATAATTGTTATAATCTTTTTGAACTCCTGAATTATTAATATAAAACTGAGATGGTAATTGAGTTGTATTACCGGTAGTTAATGTTGATCCGGTTTGCGTATAAACAGGCGAAGATTCGTTAATTACACAAATAGCAACAAAACTATCTGTTTCAGGTGTAAAGTTGGCCGCTGTGCTAAAATCAATTAATGCGACGTGATTAAACGGAACACCTGATGAACCATATGGATCTGGGTTGCCAGGGTTGTTAAAGTCCCACCCGTTGTTAATTGCTTGTTTAACTGCTGTATCGTTTGTTATACCACTATATAATAACGAACCGTTATCTATGTAGTTAGCACCGATCGTTGCACCTGATAAAGTACCAATAATCGGATAAATCGGCCAAGATACCCACCTTTCATCCCACAATATCATTTCATATAAATTACCTGTCCATCCACTTGTTGAGGTCAATCCACTATACCACATTCTCACACTTAATGAAACATCTTGTAATAAACTATCTGTATATGATCCTGAACCGTCATAGAACACATAAATATTTCTATCTGTATTTCCACTACAGTTACACAATACATCTGCCAATATTGAAGACCTTTGACTTGGGGTTACAGTTGGGGTTAAAGTTGTAGTTGGAGTGTTTGTCGGGGTTAATGTATTAGTTGGGGTATTTGTTGGCGTTATAGAATTTGTCGGAGTAACAGTTCTTGTCGGAGTAACAGTTCTTGTGATAGTAGGTGTAACTGTATTTGTAGGTGTAACACTGTTTGTCGGGGTTGGCGTTTTTGTAGGAGTTTGTGTTGCAAATGGAGTTTTTGCCGGAGTTCTAGTTGGAGTTACTGTTATAGATGATGTTGGCGTTACAGTATTAGTCGGAGTAACTGTTCTTGTTGGTGTTTGAGTTATTGTGTTTGATGGAGTTTGAGTAACTGTTCTTGTTGGTGTTGATGTATTTGTTAATGTTAATGTTGTGGTTGGAGTTTGAGTTGAGGTTGGCGTTTGCGTTCTTGTGTTTGTCGGGGTTTGAGTAATTGTTTTAGTTGGAGTAGATGTGATTGTTGATGTCGGAGTTACAGTATTTGTAGGTGTTACAGTTCTTGTTGGTGTTTGAGTAGGGAATGGAGTTTTTGCCGGAGTTCTTGTTGGAGTCGGAGTAATTGTCGTAGTAGGTGTTACAGTATTTGTTGGTGTTGGAGTAATTGTCGTAGTAGGTGTTACAGTATTTGTAGGTGTTACAGTTCTTGTTTGCGTATTAGTTGGAGTTATTGTAACGGTAGGGGTTTGCGTTCTTGTTGGAGTTGCAGTTATGGTAGAAGTCGGAGTTTGAGTTCTTGTATTTGTAGGGGTAACAGTTGGCGTTTTTGTTGATGTTGGGGTTACGCTACTTGTAGATGTTACAGTATTTGTCGGGGTTTGAGTTCTTGTATTTGTAGGAGTAACGGTCGGAGTTTTTGTTGGTGTTTTTGTTTGAGTTGGAGTTATTGAAGTGGTAACTGTTGAGGTAACTGTTGGTGTGTTTGTTGGAGTTTGAGTTGTTGTTGGGGTTTGTGTTCTTGTATTTGTTGGTGTAACAGTTGGAGTTTTTGTAGTTGTCGGAGTTACAGTATTTGTAGGCGTTACAGTTCTTGTTGGTGTATTTGTTGGAGTATCTGTAATTGTTGGAGTGACAGTTCTTGTTGGAGTTTGAGTTGGAAATGGAGTTTTGGCAGGAGTTCTTGTTTGCGTTGGAGTTACTGTTGGTGTCGCAGGATTTGGAGTTACAGTATTTGTAGGAGTAACAGTTTTTGTAGTTGTCGGAGTTATAGTATTTGTAGGTGTTACAGTTCTTGTTGGTGTATTTGTCGGAGTATCAGTTATAGTTGGAGTTACAGTTGTTGTTTGAGTAGCAGTTGTTGTTTGCGTTGGAGTTTGCGTTCTAGTATTTGTTGGTGTAACAGTTGGAGTTTTTGTATTTGTTGGAGTTATTGTAACGGTAGGCGTTATTGTATTTGTAGGAGTTGATGTACGAGTAGGAGTTTGAGTTGGAAATGGAGCTTTTGCCGGAGTTCTAGTTGGTGTTATAGTAACAGTATTTGTAGGTGTAATAGTGTTTGTTGGTGTTACAGTTCTTGTCGGTGTTGGTGTTGTAGTGTTAGTTGGCGTTTGCGTATTTGTAATTGTAGGAGTTTGGGTTCTTGTTTGCGTATTAGTTGGAGTTATTGTAACGGTAGGGGTTTGCGTAGAAGTAGGAGTTTGCGTTCTTGTATTTGTTGGCGTTTGAGTAGTAGTTTTAGTTGGAGTTGTAGTAATAGTATTTGTTGGTGTTGTTGTGTTTGTTGGTGTTGTTGTGTTTGTAGGAGTTTGAGTTGGAAATGGAGTTTTTGCCGGAGTTCTAGTTGGTGTAGGAGTTACGGTTGGTGTTGCAGGATTTGGAGTTACAGTATTTGTAGGAGTAACAGTTTTTGTAGTTGTCGGAGTTATAGTATTTGTAGGAGTAACAGTTTTTGTTGGGGTATTTGTTGGAGTATCAGTTATAGTAGGAGTTTGAGTTCTTGTATTTGTTGGTGTAACAGTAGAAGTAGGAGTTTGCGTTCTTGTATTTGTTGGTGTAACAGTTGGAGTTTTTGTATTTGTTGGAGTTATTGTACTTGTAGGAGTTATTGTATTTGTAGGAGTTGATGTACGAGTAGGAGTTTGTGTCGCAAATGGAGTTTTGGCGGGAGTTCTTGTTGGAGTTTGAGTAATTGTTGTAGTAGGCGTTATTGTATTTGTAGGAGTAACAGTTTTTGTAGTTGTCGGAGTTACAGTATTTGTTGGTGTAACTGTTCTTGTTGGAGTATTTGTTTTAGTTGAGGTAACAGTTGGTGTTGGTGTAACAGTTTCAGTCGGAGTTATAGTTGGAGTAGGAGTTTGAGTTCTCGTATTTGTTGTAGTTACAGTAGGGGTAATTGTGGATGTTGGCGTTACAGTTTGAGTTGGAGTTTCTGTATTTGTAGGTGTAACAGTTCTTGTTGGAGTTTGTGTCGCAAATGGAGTTTTGGCAGGAGTTCTTGTTATTGTTATACTTGGAGTAACAGATGGTGTTGCAGTTGGTGTTGATGGAATAGTTTGAGTTGTTGTTGGAGTAATTGTAGGATTTGGGGTTACAGTAGGAGTTTTTGTTATAGTTGTAGTAGGCGTAACCGTTGGAGTATTTGATGGTGTTGGTGTTGGTAAAATACTGTAAACAAAATCATTTTCTAAACAAGTCGATCCGCAGTTTGGACAATCAGGATTAAATAAATTAAATTTTGATTGTAAAATATCAAAATTGTGTTTTACTTCAGGAGCAGATAAAGGGGAAACATACATCCTAAATTGAGAAATACCCCCCTCGAAAGTTCCGGCAAAATTAGGTTCAATTAGTATGTTTGTTGTAAGTGATGATAAGGAAGTTGCACTTAATACGTTATTTGGAAATAATTCAGGATCTTGAATATAAACATTTGTTGTTCCTGTTGGGCAAGCCGAGAAAGTTAGATTTTCACGTAGTCCTAATGTACCCCCACCCCAAGATATATTAAAAGGAACCCCAACTTGCCTTTCTTTATAAGTGTCAAGTCCTCGTGGTATAATCTCCTCAACATTTTCAACCTGATAAAATATCTTACCATTAACGTAAATTTTTAATTTACCATTACGATAATGTTTATCTTGTAACCATTTGTCGTTTAATCTAACAATCTCAATTTGGTCAGGTGTTATATTTTCATGAGTAATCGGAGGTTTAATTAAATTTACAGAATTATTTGCTAACGAATCAATGTAAACTAATTTTGTAATGTCACCTAAACCGCCTCTGTAATATAAATCGCAATTATCTAAATAAGTGTAACGTTCCCAAACAATATCAACCAAAAACCAATGTTCTGATGTTGTATATGCAGAATTTTTGGTTAAACAATAATCATAAATTCCATCTTCGGAGCAATGTTCATCTATTGTATAACCTGTTACATAAGTAAGCCCTGATGTTTCACAAGAACCTGTTGTTTGGCAATCACCGGTAAATCTTAAAATTCTTACACCAATTTTTGGATTAGTAGGGTCATCTCCGCACAATTTAAAAGAAATAGCATTTGACATTGAATCAAATATCGGATCCTTATCAGGAGACCCCTCAATTGTTACATTATTACATCCGCAGTCGCAATTAACATTATGCACAATAGTTTCTCCTGACGGCTCATACACATCAACGCATCTTGAATTTGTTGTGCCTGTATCTGAACAAGCACAAGTTTTTAAACAAGTTTGAAGTCCTTCTGTTACCCTTGTATAACCGCTATCTGAATTTGGGTGACCATCTGCATGATGACCAAATTTATTTTCAGCCCTAGTACCAAAATAAAAAAATGTATTTTTATTTTGAGGATAAATTTGGTTTAATGTAGTTTGACCTGAAGAGGGGGAATATTCGTTAAATAACCTTGGTTTTAAAACCATTTCAACTGCCCAACCCTTGTTTGTTCTACTTGGAAATATATCGTAGTCATAACCAAAAAGTTTATAAAAACCTTGATAAAATCCTCCGTATAATTCTTGATAATATCCTTCGGTTGCACCTGTTTTTGAAACTATTTCATATAAAGTTTGACCTGAAATTCCTGAAAACTGAATGTTTTGGTTTGTATAACCGGTAACTTGAAATAATTTTAAACGTCTATCAAAACTTAATCTATCAAATTTTTGTAGGTCACCTAAAAGTCCGTTTGTAAATGTTATTGACTGACCTGTCATTCCTGTAACAAGACCATTATCAATACCAGTAAGTCCGATATCACAAGAAGTTTGTGATGAAAAACAGCTTAAATCTAAATTATCAGGATTATAATAATTTTCAGAAACAATTATATTATCGGTGTTATAACTACCATAATCTAAAATCAGTTGCTGAGTTGTACCTGTTGAATCTAAATCAAAATAAAATGGCAAACGATTTCCATAAGTTTGAGCTATCAAATACGGCGAAAATACAACCTCCTGATTATAATCAATTTCGTCTGACGCTAATGATATATCGGTTAAACTCAAAAAATTGGGGCTAACATAAAATTTCTTATATGTATATTGATTAATGTTTTGTTGAGCCATTCTATTTTTTTATAAATAAATACACAATATCATAGTATTTATTGTAAAAAACGATGATAAATTATAATCAAGAATATTATAGTACGCCGTATTATTTCTTCCTTAAAGATAGGGGGGATAAAATATCATTATATTTTTCTGTTGAACAAACTTTAACTGAGTCGAGAAAAAAAGACAGAAAAAAAGATTTTGATAAAAAAGATAGTCCTAAAATAAAAAAATTAATATCTCAAATTTTATCAAAAAAGAAAAAACCAAAATCAACAGATGAAGTTGAAAAGGAGCTTGATGAATTGATTGATCCTGATGGAAGTTTATCAACTTCAAGTACGCCAATTTTAAATTTGTCTATGCACCCTAAAAGAACAATGGATCAGCAGATTGTTGCAACAAGACAAACAAATAACCCCATAACAAGAGGATATCGTGTTTATTATGGTGAATCAAAAGAAGAGGAACCAGTTGTTAGTGAAGTTAATTATTCTGACGCATTTGGTTATGAAGAAACAAAAGATAAAGACGGAAAAGAAACTTATCACACATTGGTAAAAAAAATGGGTATGGAACCTGATGAAGCCAAACAAAGAACAAAACAATTTGGAAAAGATCCAACTGGTAAAAGAGATAAAAAATCAAGATACAAAAACAAAAAAGGATTTGTTGGGAAACTAACGTTATCTGAAATGGAAAGAATGGCGATGAGAAAAATGCTTGAAGACATTTTATCAAAAAAATCATCATCTGATGATGCTGACGTTATAAAAAAAGATCATCCTATTTCCAAAATTTTAAAAAATAATTTGGACGCCATTAAAAAAATAGCTGAAAAAGAAGGCATTTCAATTAACCAACTTATTAAAATGTTAAAAAGTGAATAAAGACCTTTATAACAAAAAAGTTAAAATACCGGACGAAATCAGAGAACATATGAAAAATTCTTTGAATTCCGTTAGCGCTGAGTCAAATGATGTGGGTTTTAAAAGAAATAATGAATTGCAAAATGCCAAAGAAATGACGTATCAACAGTTAAAAAGGATTAAAAATTTTTTTGATACCTACAAAGGAGACGTTCAAGAGAAATCTTACATACTTAATGGCGGAGATTATATGAAAAATTGGGTAAATGAAACTCTAAGATTTATGCGAGATGATATTTATACAATAAAGAAGAATAAACAAAATGCGGGATTTGAAAATCAATTTAATAGAAAACATACAAAAAATGATATGAGTTCTATGAATAGACCAAGCAAATCTCACAATAAACCTGTTGATCAATACAACGCACAAATAACAGAATCCCTGAAAAGGATAAACGAAATAATGAAAAAAATAATTTAACATGGCAACTTACATTCCAATCAACAATCTTGAGCAACCACTTAACGAACTAGGACAAGTTGGTGAGACACAAAGAAAAAATTCAATTAAAATTAACGATTACAAACAATCTGCAAATGAATACACATCAACTAACAAAGATGCACTTTCAGATGGCGATTTGTTTGGTAAAGGAACTGGTGTTTTTTTAGATCCATCAGAAAACGGAGGTTCATCAAGAGATATCTCAGAAAGAAAAGAGCAGATAAAAATTAATGAATATCAAAAAAACAAACCCTATACGACACCATCAGTTTAATGAAACTTTACAACTCACTTAAAGGTCTTATTTTAGAGATAGCATCTTTGGGTGCGGTAAGGGATGCAATATCCAAACGTAATAAGTGCATAATTTATTATATTGGAGATGATCCGGGAGGAAAGGGTCTTAGACAAATAGAACCAGTATGTTTGGGATATAGTAAAGCTGGAAACTTGGTTCTTAGAGCATGGGACGAGGAAGGTTCCTCTCATACAGCATATAAAGGAGAACAACCTTTACCCGGATGGCGCTTGTTTAGATTAGATAAAATTACTATGTTTAGGCCATCAGATGAAAAGTTTGATCAACCAAGACCGAATTACAATTTTAATGGAGATAAGAGTATGACATCAGTATTAATAAATGCAAAATTTGACAACCAACTAGTATGAGAACAGAAAATGATTTAATACAAAAATTAATGATATCCAAAAAAATAATGGATAAACATAAAGAAATTCCAAGAAATACCACACAAGATGTAATATCAACACCTGAGTTACAAAGTTTTGAACCCGTACAAGGTTCTTATAATGTACCATCAGAATTTATTGGTGAGCAGCAAATACAAAAACCTGTAAGTACAAGTCATATTACAGAAGAAAAAATTAAAAATTCAAAACTTCCTGATGAAATAAAAAGACTAATGATTGAACATCCAATTAATCAGCCGCAACCTACAGGACCTACCTTGTCAGATGACTTGGTTAAAAAAGCGTCAAGATTAATGGGAAATGAAAAACAAAACGTTGCTGAGACAAAAAAATCAGGAGGATCTTTACCAAAACATGTTGAAAAACCTGTATTTGATAAATCAGAAATTGCATCTATAGTAAGAGAAACAGTTGAGGAAGTATTACGAGAGAATGGACTTTTGATAGAATCAACACAAAGAACTAAGGATAACTTTACTTTCAAAGTCGGAAGTCATATTTTTGAAGGTAAGTTAACAAAGATAAAAAAGGTTAGTTAAGTTTTAGTATTATTTTTAAAAAAACCCCGACAATTAGTTGGGGTTTTTTATTTTATATTGGTTACCTTTTGATAGAACGGACATATTTATATTGATATGGACGCAAACATTAGAAAAAAGATTATTAGCGAATATAAGAAGGGTAAAAGTAGTTTAGAAATTGTTAAAATTGTTGGACTATCCAAACCTACAATACTAAAGGTGTTAAATGAGGAGGGGATAATTAGAAAACGAGATAGATGTCAAAAGTTAGATATTAAATTTGATGGGGAAAATTATTATATAACTCGTAAATGCCCTAAATGTAAAGAAGATATTGAAACCAAATCAAAAGAAAGAACAATTGCGTGTAGAAATTACATCAATGCATTAAATGGCGGTTATTTATGCAAACCATGTTCTTTAAAGTTACAAGAAGGTAAAGGTAATCCTTTTTATGGTAAAAAACATACTAAAGAAAGTTTAAAGAAAATGTCAGATAATAGATCCGGCAAATATATGGGAAATGAAAACCATATGAAGAAAAAAGAATATCGTGATATGAGTAAAAATATTATGAGATCCAATTGGGATAATGGTATTTTAGATAAAAATGTTATATCAGAACAAATGAAACAAACTCGTAGGAACGGCAAAATAAAATCAACAATAATCTCAAAAAAAGAAGAAGAAATCGTGTTTTTTTTAAGATCGTTAAATATTGAAGTTATAAGTTCATTCAGAGTTGATAGTAAAGTATGTGATATTTATATACCATTGTTAAATTTAATAATAGAATATAATGGGGATTATTGGCATTGCAATCCAATTAAATATGATGAAAATTACTATAATCAAAAAAAGGGCAAGTACGCTAAAGATATTTGGGAATATGATAATAACAAACTTGAATTAATCAGGAGTTATGGTTATAATTTGGAAATAGTTTGGGAAAGTGAATTGAAATCGGATCCAAACATAATTAAAAAAATTATAAATAAATATGACTCAAAAAACAATTTCGCCCCTGAACGGTCGTGAAAAGATTCGGGTATTAGTTCTCGCATCTGACCGGACAGGGGTAGGTTAAGGTAAATTTAGATCTGTGGACCCCCATGTAATGTTACAAAATTTATATCCTGAAGATTTTCATGTGGATATTGATTATGAACCAAAAATAAATGACATCAATTTTTGGAAACAATACCAAATTGTTCATATCCATAGAGTGATAGCAAACAATTATGAAAGCACTCCTAATATAATTAGGATGTTAAAATCATTAGGGATTGTAACCATAGTTGATATTGATGATTATTGGATGCCAGGAAAAGAACATCCAATCCACGATATTATTCGTCAAAATAAAATTAACGAAAAAATTGTGGAAAATTTAAGACACCCTGATTTTGTTACAACCACAACATCAATATTTGCTGACGAGATAAAACGAATAAATAGAAATGTGGTTGTATTTCCAAACGCAATTGATCCAAATGAACCACAATTTACCGAACCGACAGAAAAATCTGATAAAATCAGGGTTGGTTGGCTCGGAGGATCATCACACCTTCACGATTTAGCATTGCTAGATGGAATGGTGTCAAAATTATCACAATTGCAAGACAAGTTGCAATACGTGTTATGTGGTTTTGATATTAGAGGAACAATCACGGAAATTAATAAACAAACGGGAGAACAAAAACAGCGACCAATCAAACCACATGAAACGGTTTGGGTAAAATATGAACAGATATTCACAAATAATTATCAAATCATATCGCCCGAATATAAAGAATTTTTGGAAAAATTTGTTGAAGAACCTTTTGAAAATGAAATTAATGAAAATTACAGAAGGGTATGGACAAAGCATGTCACACAATATGCGAGAAATTATTCCAAGTTTGATATATCAATCGCTCCGATCAAAAATCACTTATTTAATCAAGTTAAGTCTCAATTAAAAGTTATTGAAGCAGGATTTTATAAAAAGGCATTAATCGCATCTGAGGTTGGGCCTTACACAATTGATTTGAAACACGCGATTAAAAATGGTCAGTTTGTTGATGGAAATGCGCTTCTTGTTTCAGATTCAAGAAATCATAGTGATTGGGTTAAAAACATCAAAAAACTTGTTGATAATCCGGCGATGATTGAAGATATGGGAAATCGTTTATATGAGACCGTTAAAGACAAATACGACCTTAGAAAAGTAACCGAACAGAGAGCTCAGTGGTATAAAGAAATTGTTAATAAAAAACATAATGATCAATATTCCCTTATCCAAAATACTGTTTCTTGATATTGAAACAGTTGGAATAACATACGATTACAGTCAATTGCAGGAAATGTATCCAAGATTGGCAGAACAATTCTCAAACTATTTTGATTGGTTTCAAAAAAGGTTTCCTGAGGATCAAGGACAATCATTTGATTATGTCTTTTCGTTAAGATCGGCGCTTGTGCCCGAATTTGCAAAAGTTATTTGCGTTAGCGTATCTTTTGTAACGGACAAAGGAGAAATAAAATCTCAAACATTTTCATCTCATGACGAATCTGTTGTTTTAAAGGAAACGCAAAAATTATTGGATAGATGCGGAAAATTGGGTTTTTATTTATGTGGTCATAACTTAAAGAACTTTGATATTCCGATGTTATCAAAACGAATGGTTATAAATGGAATCATGCCACCGGCGATTCTACCAAATTATGATACAAAACCTTGGGAAATAAAAGCAATTGACACAAAGGAATTATGGCAATTTGGCGCTTATACCGCAATCGGATCACTTGATCTAATGTGCGCAAGCATGGGAGTTGAATCACCAAAAGATGGTGAGGTAACGGGAAAAAAAGTTCATCATGCATTTTGGAAAGAAAATAAACTTAAAGAAATATCAGAATACTGCGAAAAAGATGTCAAAGTATTAATTGATGTTATAAAAAAATTTAAAGAATTAAAATGATTACCGAACCGGAAGATTTAAAAAAAATTGAGGAAACGTTAAAAGAACTTCAAAAAACATTCGGAATTGAGGATGATGAAGATTTTTCAGATCAATCTGAGTTGAACCAATATGTTAAAGATGCATTTGATTTAGATTTAGAGCAGATGGAAAAAGAAATGTTACCTGATAAATTTTCAATAAGTGTGAAGATAAATAAAACACATGAGGATGCAGTATTACCATCATATAACTACGCAACTGATTCAGGATTTGATTTTTATTCAACAAAAGAAATTGAAATCGGTCCGTTTGGAAGAGCTCTTATTCCGACCGGTTTAAGATTTGACTTACCTTCAAATATAGAACTTCAAGTTAGAAGCAAAAGCGGTTTGGCGTTAAAACAAGGTCTTATGGTTTTAAATTCACCTGGCACAGTTGATAACGGATATACAAATGAAGTTCAAGTTATACTATTTAATACGACAAACGAAACTGTTATAATTAAGAAAGGAATGAAAGTTGCACAAGGCGTATTTTCTTACGTTGCAAATGGAACAATGATAGAGTTTGAGGAAGTTTCAGATATTAAAGAAAAAGATAGAAATCTAAACGGATTTGGATCAACAGGACTTTTTTAAAAGATGATTACAATAGGATATAGCACAAGAGAAGAAAATCCAAAATTTCAAGAATATCTCAAACAATCTTGCGGATTGAAAAACGTGGAGGTTATTGAGAAGGTAAATAATGGAGAAAAGTCGTTATCAAAAGTTTATAACGAGATAATTGACCAATCATCAAATGATATTGTTGTATTATGTCATGATGATATATATTTTGATACCAAAAATTGGGGTAAGAAACTTTTGAAAACTTTTGAAAAAAATAACGAATACGGAATTCTTGGTGTGGCGGGATCAACTTATATGCCATCATCTGGACAATGGTGGGAAGATAGATCCAAAATGTATGGTGTGGTAAATCACGAACATGAAGGAAAAAAATGGGTATCAAAATATTCACAAAACGAGGAAAATGATATAAAACAAACCGCAATTGTTGATGGTTTATTTATTTCGTTTAACAAAAACAAAATCAAAAAAAGATTTGACGAAACAGTTGAGGGATTCCATTTTTATGATGTAGAATTTACCTTTCAGAATCACTTAGAAGATGTTAAAATCGGTGTTATGTTCAATATTAGAATTACACATAAATCGATTGGAATAACAAATGAAAAGTGGGAATATAATAGACAAATTTTTGCGGAAAAATATAAAAATATATTGCCGATAAAAGTTAAAATAACTGAAAATGATAAATTAAAAGTTTTAATAGGTTGTTTATTTTTCCAAAAATTTACAGGTTCAGAAATGTATGTTTATGAATTATCAAAAAATTTGGTTAAACTAAATTGTGATGTTACAGTTGTCGCCGCGGAAACTAACGGACCTTTGGTTGGATTAGCCGAGAAAAACGGTGTTAAAGTTAAAAATATTAAAGATGCACCAGGATTTAAAATGGGCGATGGTAAATGGGCGTTAAAAACTGAAAGAGGTCAAGAATTATCAAAACCAAACCAATACTATAAAATGTCGGAAGTTAATTTTGATATTATCCACTGTCAACACAAACCAATTGTTGATGTGCTAAATATGTTATATCCGAATGTAGATAAAATTTGTACAATTCACTCAGAAGTTATAGACTTAGAAAATCCAGTTATCCACCCAAGTATTAAAAAATACGTCGCGATTAGACCTGAAATAAAAGAACAAATCGTTAGTAAATTTGGAATAGATGAAAATCTAATTGACGTGATTTACAATCCAGTGGATGAAACAAAGTTTTATAATAAAAATATAAAATCTAAAAATTATATTTTATTTGTAGGGTCTATTGATTATCTTAGAGAGAAAACAATTAGAGATTTGATTATTACTTCAGAAAAAGAAAAAAAGGAACTGTGGTTAGTCGGTGAAAATAAATCGAACTATTTAAATGAAATACTTTTAAACAAACATGTAAAACATTTCGGACCAACGTTAGAAGTGAGTAAATATATACATGAATGTAGTGAAACCGCCGGAATACTTTTGGGAAGAACGACTATTGAAAGTTGGATGTGTGGTAAGCCAAGTTGGATCTACAATGTGAATGATAAAGGACAAATATTAGGAAAAAAATTATTTTCACCTCCACTTGACATTGATAAGTTTTATGTATCAAATGTGGTCAGTAAAATAAATGATGAATATATAAAAATATTAAATTGATGAAAAAACTATCAAATAAATTTATAATAGTAATTCCGTTATATAATGTAAAAAATCTTATAATTGAATGTTTGGATTCAATTTTTAATCAATCGTATAGTGATTTGGGTGTCATAATTAGGGATGATGTTTCAAATGATGAAACAACTGAAATAATTAAAAACTATTTTAGTATAGACTCAGATATATTGAATTTTAAATTCAAAAACAAAGATGTTATTTTTATAAAAAATAAAAATAAATTATACCCTGTAGGGAATATATATGATAGTGTAATAAATTATGTGAATAATTTAGACTCAATTATTGGAGTTGTAGATGGTGATGATTATTTGATAGATAGTGATGCGGTATCTAAAATTGAAAAAATATATAAAGAAAAAGACTTATGGATGGTTTGGGCTCAACATAAAAAAAATGATGGTCAACCAGGTGAGTCTAAAAAATTACCAAATGACAATATAATTTACCAATCTAGACAATATTGGTCAGTTTCACATTTCAGAACATCTTTATCTTTTCTATTTCACAAATTAAATTCAAATGATTTATTAGACCCGTTTGTCCCGAATTCTTATTTTACATATTGTGGTGATGCGGCTTACTTATTTCCATTCTGTGAAATGTGTGGAAATGAAAAATCATATTTTTTAGATGAAATTTTATATCATTACAATAATACATTACCTAGCAATGAGCATAATAAAAATTTATCAAATGCGATAAAGTATGGGAATTATATTCGGTCTCATCAGAAAAAATATAAAAAAATTTAAATGGAAAATATTTTTTTAACTTCACTTTTCGGTTGGGAGGATTATGATTTATGGATAAGGATGGGTAAAAATGGATATAAAGGATTTAGAATACCAAAACCACTTTTTACATATTTTCACCATGAAAAAGATGGAACCGTTTCCACAACCGCCAATCAAAATCAATCGGAATTGTATAAAAAAATAATGGATAAAAATTTTAAAAATGTTAATTCATGACACTCAACGAACTTTCAGATTCAGTTTACGTTATTAACCTCAAAGAAAGAACAGATAGAAAAAAACACATAGTTAATGAATTAAAAAAAATTAATTGTATCAATTATACATTTATTGAGGCAATAAATGGGAAGAAATTAAAAAATACAACAAAACTTACTGATGGCATGTTTGGATTGATTAATACATACATCAACATTTATATAGATTGGAAAAATGAGAATAAGGAAGATATTATTATAATTGAGGATGATTGTGTTTTTGTTGAAAGTTTTAATGAAAAATTACATAATTACGTGATCAATGTTCCAAAAGATTGGGATATGATGTATTTTGGAGCCAATCATAATTACCATATCGGCGAAAAAACTAAAACCGTGAATGAGAAATGTATAAAACTAAACAATAGTTATTCAGCGCATTGTGTTTTACTCAAGTCACATGTTTTCGAAGAGTTGATATTTAATCTATTAAATTTTGAAACTGAAAATGATGTTATGATGGCTAATTTACAAAGAAAATATAACGCATACTCAAGTGTCCCAAACTTGACATCTCAAATTGTTACTTATTCTGATATACAAAATTCAATAATGGATTATAATTGGTTAATAAAATAATAACATATGTATACAACAGCGCATTTAATGGGTGGGTTAGGGAACCAAATGTTCCAAATCGCAAACGCATATTCCCAATCTTTGAAAGAAAACATAGATTGTTTTTTCAAGCCCGTTTCCTCAACACACCTCCAAGGTAAAAATACATCTCATTATGTATCAAATATTTTTAGAAAGTTAGTTTTTAAAAGTGAACTATCTGGATACAAAACATATATAGAACCTAATTGGTTTTATGAAGAAAAGACCATTATTTGGGATAAACCAATAGAGTTTTACGGATATTACCAAAGTTCTAAAAATTTTTTGAATTACAGTAATGAAATAAAAAATTTATTTGAAGTTGATGATATTACTAAAAGTTATTTAATTGAAAAATACCCTCAAATTAATTTAGGTAATACACTGTCTTTACACGTCAGAAGGGGAGACTACAAAAATTTTCCTGATGTCCACCCGTCAGTTTCAAAATCATATATTGAAAAGTCTCTTTCTGTTTTTGGGAATATTTCCCATATATTCATTTTTACAGATGATAAAGATTGGGTTAATAGTAATTTAACTCTACCTAACTCAACAGTAGTAAATGAGGAGGATTATATTGAGATATGGATTATGAGTCTTTGTAATCATAACATAATTTCAAATTCAACATTCTCTTGGTGGGGTGCTTTTTTGAATAAAAACGCAAACAAAAGAGTTGTAGCCCCATCTATTTGGTTTGGCCCAAGTGGACCAAACTACTTTGCAGATATTTTCGAAAAAGATTGGGAGTTAATAAAAGTTTATCACCACAATGGTGAATTGATAACAAATTAAAATTAATATGAACACAATAAATTTATTTGATGACGTTTTTTCTCATCAGGTATCATCATCCGATTTTTTACCTACTGACTTCAGATATATCAAAAATCAAATGGATTTTGATGGTATTACGATTTATACTGACAATTTTGTAAAAAATAACATGGTAGATAATGTTAGGTCAAAAATAAACATCGCTTGGTTATGTGAATCGAAATCGATAATCCCTTATGACATTTCATTTTTGGAGGGAGTTGAAAAAAAATATGATTATATATTTACACATGATAAAAATTTAATCATAAAAAATCCAAAAAAATATCTCTTTGTAATTCCTGCGAGTTGGAGAAGGCACTTTCCGGATGAACATGTCAATTTTTACGAAAACAAAGAAAAATTAATAAGTTTCGCGTACTCTAACAAAAGAGCAACAAAGGGTCACAACTACAGACATGAATTAGGTAAAATTTTAGGAGGTAGAGTCAATCAAATGGGAACAGGAACAAACAGTCCGTTTCCTCAATTAGAACGAGTTCTAGCATATAAAGATTATATGTTTACTTTGATAGTGGAAAATGATGACTATGACTATTATTTTAGTGAAAAAATAATGGAGCCTTATTGGGCGGGAACAATCCCAATTTATTGGGGTGGTAGCCATGATGATGAACAAATAAAAAAAGTTTTTAACTTAGATTTGAACGGTATAATAACTTTTAGCACGACTGAAGAATTACTACAAATAATCGATAAGTTATCTCCGGAGTTGTACATATCAAAAATAGAATCCGTGAAAAAAAACTACGAGGTGTTTACTGATTCAATATATCGCATTGGTTCTGAAGAATATTTTTACAAAAAATATCTATATAAATTTTTTTATGAAAATAATTTAAATAATTTAATTAGTTGTGTGTTATGATAATAATTGAAAATGATTGTGCTGGTTCTTTACCTGGAGGTTTTTTTTCTAAATTTCTAATAATTTTAGACTGGATACATAACTCAATATATAATGAAGAAAATATTTATGTTGATTGGACTTGTAAGAACACCTTAGATCATAATCTATGGGATTTGTTTTTTGAACAACCTAATATGGGATTTGTGGATAATAAAGATACTAAAAAATTATTTCACTATAGATTTTATCACAATAACTATGTCTATAGTGATATTAATACTATTATGCCATACTATAAAAATTACAACGGTCATTTTTGGAGTAAACCTGAAATATTCAAAGAAGAATATTTTCAAAATATCAGAAATGAATATAATAAAGCGTATCAAAAAATACAAATAAAACAAACAATTAATGATAACGTATCAAAATATCTAAGTAAATTTGGAAAAAAAAATTTGGGTGTAACGGTTAGAATACCATTACATTACACGTATAATAAACCTGAAGGGGAACCGATTTCAAATAGAATATCACCTGATGAGTACTACAAAATCATTTTAAATGAAATAGATGATGAGTTTAAAAGAAATAATTATGATAAAATATTTGTCGCGTGCGATGTTAAATATTTTATTGATTTAATGGTAACTAAGTTCGGTGAGGAAAAAGTATTGTTTACTGATTATAAAAGGGTGGAGTCGTTAAATAGCGATTGGGTCGATAAGAAACTAACCCTTAAAGAGGAGTATTTTTTAATATTAACAGACTCTTTATTACTATCCAAGTGTGACTATATTATGGGTGGTAGTAGTAATATTTTTATAGGAACACTATTCATTAATAATAATGTTGATTTCAAAGTGTTTGATACATTAAAGACGGTTTATGGATGTTAAAAAAAAATTGACATATGTGTTTGATTTGGATAATACAATATGTGATACTAAAAAAAATGAAGATGGGAATTGGGATTATCTATCCGCGAAACCATTTAAAAATAGAGTAAATTATATAAATAAATTATTTGATGATGGTCATCAAATAATCGTTGAAACCGCAAGAGGGTGCGTATCCAAAAAAAATTGGTACGAACAAACATATAACCAATTGATTGAATTCGGACTGAAGTTTCACCAACTAAGAACGGGAATTAAATTTAATTCGGATCATTTTATAGATGATAAAGGAATAAATTCAGAGTTATTTTTCAATAATAACTTATTATTAAAATCATTCGACCCATATGAGAATGAAAAAAAAATAAATTTATTTTGTGAAATATTTTTTGAGGCAAATAATGAAAGACTTAATGAGTACGTTTATTGTATAAATAAAAATATAAATAATCAAAATATAAAAAAAATATATTTGGTTTGTTATGAACAAACTTTTACTTATAACGAAGAGTACTTTAAAAATTTATTTACTGAAAAATTATATAAAACAGATAAAATTACATTAGTATTAGACCCCGTAAATAAAAGATTTCTTTTTAACAATTTTGTCGAGATGTGTAAAAAATTTATATCAGAAAATGAGATTGTAGCGGTAACTAATCTCGATATTTTTTTTCCTGATAATGATGAATGGAAAAATGTTGATAGAGAATTTTTTATCCCGACAAGTAATGAATGTGCTTTAGCCCTTTCCAGAACTGAGTATATTAATGATAATTATTTTTTCATAGACCAAGGAGCGTGGGATAGAGGTGAATTTGCCGATGCGTGGGTATTTAAGACACCGTTGAAATTAACTGAAAATTCTTTCCCGTGTGGTATTCCTGTCGGGAGCGCCCCTTCCTGTGATAATTACATGTTTTATATAATGAATCAAGAATATAAGGAAGTTTTTAATTGGGCGGATAAATATAAAATATTTCATTATGATATTTGTAGAAAGCCTGAATCTTTAATAAATAAATCAGGTAAGATGATTTTAAATAATGATGTTATTGAATTGGATGTTAAGTTTTTACAAAATTTACCTGAAAAAATGTGGAAAATAAAACCATTACAAGAATGGGAAAGTAAATTAAATAAAGTAAAATTAGAAAAAATGGGTAGAACTACTATTAATATTAATGATAAAAATTTTTCTTTTGAGTTTTATGATTTTTTTGATTCTTATTATGCAAATAATGGTGTTAATGTAGAACCTCAAACTAGAAAATGGTTTTTAGAAAATTTACAAGAAGATGATATTGTTTTTGACATTGGGTCTCATATTGGATTGTACACAATATTATTCTCCGAAAAAACAAAAAATGTTTATTCATTTGAACCAACACAAACCTATGATGACTTACTCAAACCAAATATTGAAAATAATAAAATAAAAAATGTTAATTTACATAAATTAGCGTTTGGATCTGTGTCAGGAAAAATAAAAGAAAAGATATACAAGATTTGGGGTATGTCCCCTTTTGAGGGTGAGTACGAATTCACAACAATTGACGACTATACTGAGAGTACAGGAATAAGTCCGACTATTTTAAAGATAGATGTTGATGGATTTGATTATGAAGTTGTAATTGGGGGGTCAACCTATCTAAAAAACAATGATGTAACAATATGTATTGAACTATCTGAAATTGCTTTGGCGACTCGTAACTATACGTTTAAAGACATTGTAAATTTTTTATCAGAATTAGGATATGGAATTGTGTGTATTCTTGATAAAGAAAATTATATTTTTAAAAAAAAATAAAATGGGGTCATCAATAGGAAATTACATAAAAAATAAAAGAAAACCAATACGTAATATATTGTATGGGATAATCCCATTTAAATATAGATACGGTAAAAAATACTTAGAATTTTTATCACTGATTAAAAAATCAAAGAGTTGGTCTTATGACCAAGCCAAGAACTACCAATTACAAAAAACAAGAGAAGTTTTAAAACTCGCAAATGATAATGTCCCATACTACAGAAATCTTTTCAAAGAAAACGGATTCGATTTTAAAATAAAAAAACTTGATGATTTAAATTTGTTACCTATTTTAACTAAAGAAATCATAATTGATAACTTTAGTTCTTTAATTAACCAGAATTTTAATGGTAAAACATATAAAATGAACTCATCTGGTACAACAGGAAAAAGATTAGAGATACTTGGAACTGATGACCTATTTAAAATTGAGGCTGCATTCATTACCAACGCATTCAATGAACACGGTGCCAATCTATATGACCAACATTCAATTTGGATTAGAAGATATTCACCTGGACCTAAAGACCCTATTTTCATTAATGAACCTGAACTTAATCGTAGTTACATGTCCGCATTTAATTTAAATGATAATACTATCCATGACTATGTTAACCATATTAATTTATCTAAAACTGAAATATTGGTCTCATACCCATCAACACTATTTTATTTTTCTGTTTTATGTAATAAATATGGTTTACGTTTGAAACATGTCACCCATCTACACGGGGCTTCTGAAGTATGTTTACCATATTGGAGGACAAAAATCAAAGATAATTTAGGTATTGAAATTAAGATGCATTATGGTCAAGTAGAAAAAGTATCATTTGCACATCAAGATTATGAAAATGATTTCTATAAAGAAAATTTATTATATGGATTAAATGAGTATGATGAAAATTCAATAATAATTGGAACCGGATTTTATAATGAAGTAATGCCGTTAATAAGGTACAAAACTAATGATAAAGTATTGTTTAATAATACTTGTGAGTTAAATAACCCATACCCAAAAAGTATATTGGACATTGAAGGGAGAAATGGAGATATGCTTGTTACTGATTCAAATTCGTTTGTTCCGGCGGTTAACTTCTATTCGTTCATGTCTAAGATTGATGAAGTGGACATGTTCCAAATAATACAAAGAAAAGAAGATAAATCATTAATGTTCTATATCATCCCCAACGAAAAGTTCAACACAGATACTGAAAATAAATTACGTCAAGAGATGATAAATAGATTGGGCGGAGTTAAGATAGAAATAATCAAAGTTAAACAATTGGAACGTGATATCAAATCCAACAAATTAAAAACCATATCGTTAATATGAATAATTATGAAAAATTTTTAGAATTAAAATCCAATTCAGGTTTACATTCTCCATCAGTTTTTGAAATAAAAAAATTTTTAAACTTGAATATAGAAGTTGATGCGTGTTTTTTATGTAATCCATATGCTTTTGAATTATTTATGGAGAATTTTAAATCTCACGACATAACAGATTATATCAAATACTACCCACCACAGAATAAAATTCTTTCGGAAATTTTATCAAAAACTTTGAATATAAATCCTGAATACATACTACTAGGTAACGGGGCGATCCAATTAATTGAATTAATAATGAGGGAATTCGAAGGTAAAAAAAAATGTGTTATTACCCCTACATTTTCATCATATTACGAGTATGATATGGAAAATATAGTTTTTTTTAAAACCTACAAGGAGAATAATTTTAATGTTGATAAAAAAGAATTGGTTGAATTCTGTAAAAAAAATAATGTTGAGGTATTAATTATAGTTAACCCCAACAACCCAACCGGAACAATTTTATTAAAGGAAGATATAAAATATATTATTAAACAATTAAATAAAACATCAATTATTGTAGATGAAAGTTTTATTGATTTTTTTGATAAAAATCATAGTGTTGAAAAAGATGTTTATACTAACAAAAACCTAATCGTAATAAGGAGTTTGTCAAAGGATTTTGGTATTGCGGGATTGAGATTGGGATATTCCGTATGCGACCCTAAGATAAATGAAAAAATATTTTCTAAATATGGCCTTTGTTGGAACATAAACGGATTAGCCCAATTCTTTTTAGAGTTATTTTCAGACGAAGAATTCCAAAGAAAATATCAAGTTGCAAGGAATAAATATCTAAATAATAGAAAAGATTTTTATAATGATTTGAAAAAACTTAAAAATATTGAGGTGTATGAATCTCACGCTAATTTCTTCATATTAGATTGTAAAAAAAATATAAATAAAGTTTTTTCAGAACTTTTATTTGAAAAAAATATTTACACTAGGATATTAAATGATAAACTAGACTTAGATGACACTTTTTTACGAATTGCATGTGGCAATAAAGATGATAATAACACAGTGTTTAATTCATTAAAACATATAGATGAAAAATTATGAATGTAGAAAAAATTGCATTATTTGGTTTGGGTAAATTGGGATTACCGCTGAGTTTAGTTTTAGCCAAAGAAACTAATGTTATTGGTATAGATACCGATGAGGAAAAAATAAAAAAATTACAATCTGGATTAACTCCTTTTTATGAACCAAAAATGGAGGAGTATTTAGTATCATATTTTAAAAATATTAGTTTTGAAACACCATATAATTACTCAATAAGCGATTTTGATATCGCAATAGTATTAGTTAATACACCATCTAACATCTCGGGCGAGTTTTCAAACAACTTCATCCATGATGTTTTAGATAATATTTCAAAAAATTTAAAAAATTCAGATAAAAAAGATTTTTTAATTATTTTAAGTTCCACAGTGATGCCTGGTAGTCATGACAATTTAATAAAAAGGGTTGAGGATGTTTCAGGTAAAAAAATAAATGTTGATTTTGGTTTTGTTTATGCTCCGGATTTGGTTGCGATTGGAACTGTAATTAGTGATTTTGAGAATCCTGATTTACAAATATTAGGCGAATCAAATAAAAAATATGGGGATATTGCAGAAAATTTGTACCGAAAAATAATTAAAAATAACTCACCTATTGTTAGGATGTCGTTAATTGAAAGCGAAATCACAAAGGTTAGTTTAAATGCGTATGTAACTATGAAAATTAGTTTTGCTAATTTTATCGGTAATCTATCTGAAAAATTTAATTGCAATCCTAAAAACATAACTAAAGCATTGGGTTATGATAAACGAATATCCCCATTTTATTTAAGTAGTGGTTTATCTTTTGGAGGTACTTGCTTCCCAAGAGATACTTGGGCATTCATTAAAATGTCAGAAAATGTGGGATTAGACGCAATACATATCAAATCTACTCAAAAAATAAACGAAGACCAAAACCTATTATTATATGATAAAATAAAACAATATAAAGATAAAAAAATAGGTATTTATGGATTGTCGTTCAAACCAGATACATATGTTACTACAGAATCTCCAGGTAATATACTCTACGAACGTCTTTTAAGTGAAAAGTACGATGTAATTTTTTATGATAAATTAATTACCTCCAAATATTCTAATAAATTAGAATTATTTATCGAACATTCTGATGTTATTGTCATAACTCATATTACTAAAGATTTTAAAGAAAAAGATTTAAAAAATAAAATAGTTATCAACCCTTGGTTGGTAGACATAAAAAAATAAAAAATTAAAACATGCCCAGCATAAAATACATTGAAGTTGAATATTTTATACAACAATCACCTTTTGATGATAAAATTTTTAAGGTATTCGTAGAAACCGGAACCCATTACGGTAACACTGTAATAAATATGTCAAAATCATTTAATGAAATTCATACAATCGAATTGAGTGAATCATTTTACCTCAGAGCAAAAAACAAATTTATTAATGATAAAAACATAAATCTTTATTTAGGAGATAGTAGTCAAGTATTACCTGAAATAATAAAAAAAATCCATAATCGAACTATATTCTTTTTAGACGGTCATTATTCGAGTGGAGATACCGCTCAAGGAGACAAAGACTGCCCATTAATTGAGGAACTGAAATCGATTTATGATTATTTCTTATACGAATCAATAATTATTATTGATGATTTTAGATTATTTGGAACTAATTTAAATGAGGATTGGACTGATATAACCGAGGAAAAAGTAATATCAACATTAAAGGATAGAGTTATACAAAAAGTCATTAAAGACGATAGATTAGTAATCTACCTAGGTTCTAAAATTTTCTAGTATGGAATACGGTGCGTTAGATGATAAATTTGCATTCCAAGAATTATCAAGATTGGTAAATAGATTCGGAGTTACTAAAATTTATGAGACTGGAACATACAAAGGGTGGTCAACACTAAAATTGATAGAATTGGGTTTACAAATTGAAACTATAGAAATCAATTTAAATTTTTATAATCTTGCTAAAGATAAATTAAAAAATTTTGAAAATGTAAACCTACATTTAGGTGATAGCAGGATTAAGTTACCCGAAATCATTTCTGATGGTGAAGAAAATTCTATGTTTTTTTTGGATGCTCATTGGAATGATCTTCCACTATTAAAAGAACTAGAAATTATTGCAAAATTTACCAATAATCCTTTAATAATTATTCATGACTTTTTTGTACCTTACGGTAATAAAATAAAGTCTAACAATGGGTATAAAATAGTTTATGACGGGTCAGGGTCAAAATTTGGTTATGATGTTTATGGAGATGTAATTCTGAATATTGACTATATAAAAAATAAATTAGATATTATATATAATAATGAATATGAATATCACTACACGTCTGAAATTGATTGTGTTGATTCTGGGTTAATTTATATCTACCCAAAAAATAAAAATTAAATAAAGATTATGAAAAACATACTAATACTTGGTGGGGGTGGATTCATTGGAGGTCATTTAGCAAAAAAATTATTTATCGAGGGAAACTTCGTCAGAGTTGTTGATATAAAAAAACATGAATATTTTAGTGAGAATGAATTCTGCACTCAATTCATAGTAGGAGATTTGAAAGACCCCAATTTTGTTAGTAACATAATGTTCGGTCCAAATCAAAAGTCACCAGATGATAAAAAAAATAGTTTTGATGAAGTATATCAATTAGCTGCAGATATGGGAGGTGCTGGTTATATTTTTACAGGAGAAAACGACGCCGATGTGATGCACAATTCCGCACTCATCAATTTAAATGTTTCGTATTATGCAACTATGATGAATGTTAAGAAAATATTCTATTCATCATCCGCTTGTATGTATCCTGAACATAATCAATTAGATCCCAACAATCCAAATTGTGAGGAATCATCCGCTTATCCTGCAAACCCTGATTCTGAATATGGTTGGGAAAAACTTTTTAGTGAAAGACTGTATTTCGCATTTAATAGAAACTATGGGTTAGATGTAATAGTGGCCAGATTTCATAACATTTTTGGACCTTATGGGACTTGGACCGGAGGTAAAGAAAAAGCGCCAGCCGCTATGTGTAGAAAAGTTTCTGAAACACCTGATGGTGGTGAAATAGAAGTTTGGGGTGATGGGTTACAAACAAGGTCATTTTTATATATTGACGAGTGTGTTGAATCGGTATTAAGGTTAATGAATAGTGATTTTAAAGGTCCTGTGAACATAGGTTCCGAAGAAATGGTCACTATAAATCAATTGGCTCAAATGGCTATTGATATTTCAGGAAAAAATATTAAAATAAGTAATATATCAGGAGATGAATTTATACAAAAATACGGATTTAAATGCCCTGTTGGGGTTAAAGGCAGAAATTCTGATAATAAATTATATAAAGAAAAAATAGGTTGGTCGGTTTCACAACCATTGATCTATGGATTGGAAAAAACGTATCAATGGATTAATAGTAATGTAAATAAAAATGACTCAAAGAAAAAAGCAGAATTCGCCAAAACCTGAACAGGTAGATAGAAAACTATCAAAAAAGGAATATATAAATTCCTTAGTAACAAAAAAAATAAGAAATAAATTTTTGACAGAAAGTCAAAAAGAATATTATGAGTTATTAACTAATAACCAAATTGTTTTATGTTCAGGTCCAGCTGGTGTTGGAAAAAGTTATATTTCTATGAAGGCTGCCGTTGATCTACTTTTAGATTCAAATAATTCATATGAAAAACTTGTAATTGTAAGACCGGCGGTTGAAGCTGAAGAAAAACTAGGCTCGCTTCCTGGCAATGTCGAAGAGAAACTTGACCCATATATCTTTCCCTCCTATTACTTACTTAATAAAATAGTAGGTAAAGAAGCGAGAGAAAAATTAAAAGAAGCTGAAATTATTGAGGTATTCGCTTTAGCCTACATGCGAGGAATGAACATAGATAATACAATTTTGATTTTTGAGGAGGCGCAAAACGCAACTCCAAACCAAATGAAACTGTTATTAACACGTATTGGATATAACTCAAAATTTTTCATTTCAGGAGATTTAGAGCAGACCGATAGATATAAAGACAAACGTCAATCAGGACTGTGGGACGCACTTCAAAGATTTAAAAATGTTGATGATGTTGGTGTTTTTGAATTTTCAGATAAAGATGTTGTTAGAAATCCATTAATTAGCAAACTTCTAAAAAGATACGAAGAATGAGAATTGCAATTGAATTAAACGGAGTTTTAAGAGATACGGTAGGAAAGTTCAAACAAGTTTATGAAAAACTTATGGTTGAGCAGGCCGAACTCACACCACAAAAACTTTATGAATCAAACTCTGATGGAGATAATTTTGATGAAATTACAGATGATATTATTTCAAATGATTTCAAATATGAAATCAAAAGTGATGTAACGTCACTTAATTTGCTTGACCATTTCTCTTTTCCATCAAACGAAAATCTTTATGAATTTATGTATGAAGAGCACGCGATGTCAATTTTTGGACACGCATCATCTTCAGAATATTCAACATTCCACGATTTGCAAGACATATATTTTAAATATAGAAAAGATAATGAGATAATGATTGTTTCAGATGAAATAGGAAAATCAAAACCCGCATCACTTTTTTTTATATCAAAATTTGGTTGTCAGATAGAAAAAATAAAATTTTATTCTCAAACAACACTTAATTCTATGTGGAATGAAATTGATATTTTACTTACAGCAAATCCTGACTTATTATTAAATTATCCTAAAAATAAAATTGTAATAAAGTACGAAACAAACTATAATAAACACATTTCTTCACAATATACAATAAGTACTTTAAAAGAGTTTGACCCTATATTGGAAGAAATTTTAAAACAATAATAATATGTTTAAAATTTTTAATGAAAATTATTACATTGACATTGATCAGGTTGAAAAGTACATCAATATAACCTCATCAAGTGGAGATTCCGATGTTCATATCAATGTTATAAAATATGAATCGGTTAAAATGATGTTGGAAGTTTTGATGACCGAAGATGAAGAAATTGATGAATCATTGGGTTTAAAAGGAGGAAATGGTCTTACAATACCTTTTAAATTGGCGTTTAATTCGCTATTGAATAAAAAACTAATAAATAAATATTAAACATGACTCAAGAACAAATTCAAAAATTAGAAAAATCCATTGAGAACTTGAAAAATAAATCGGCAAGGATTTATTTTATGGTGCAAGACACCAAAGGAAATGCGAGGGCTTCTATTGCAAACATTTATAGAATAGCCTATACATTAAAAAATAACGGATTTAATCCTATTATTTTGCATGAGAAACCTGATTATTCTGGCGTGGCTAATTGGTTAGGTAACGAATTTATGGAAGAACTTCCCCACCGAGCGATTGAAGGTCAAAATTTGGAAGTATCACCCGAAGATTTTATTATAATTCCTGAATTATATGGCTTTGTGATGCCTCAGTTAACAAATTTGCCTTGCGCAAAAATTGTTTTATGTCAAGCTTATGACCACGTTTTGGAAACTTTGCAGCCAGGTCAAACTTGGTCTCAATTTGGTTTTACAAAATGTATTACAACATCCGAGGATCAAAAGCAATATGTTTCATCAATTATGAAAGGAATATCTTTTGATATTTTATCTCCTGTTATTTCTGATGTTTTCGTAAAACAAGAATTGCCGGCAAAACCAATAATTGCAATTCACACAAGAGATCAGCGTGATACTATGACCCTCATTAAAACTTTTTATTTAAAATACCCCCAATATCGTTGGGTAACGTTTCGAGATATGAGAGGTCTATCTGAGAAAGAATTTGCAAGTGCTTTGAAGGACTGCTTTTTATCTGTATGGATTGACCCGACAAGTGGATTTGGAACATTTCCACTTGAATCTATGAAAGTTGGAATTCCTGTTATCGGTAAAATACCAAACTTATTTCCTGAATGGATGAATGAAGATAACGGAGTTTGGCTCAGAGACCATAATCAAATTGTTGATTTTGTTTCTGACTTTTTGCATAACTGGCTTGAAGATAATATAAGTGAGGAGCTTTATCAGAACATTGAAAAAACTGCAAGCAAATATTCAGATTATGCAAAATACGAAAACGATATTATAGAATTATTCTCAAAATATATTCAAACAAGATTGGAACCATTCCAAGAACAATTAACTAAAATTGAAACGACTTAAAATATGGATCAAAAATTAAATTTATCGGTTATATTGCCGATCAAATCTGCAAGAGTTAAAGATTTTTCCGAACTTTTTGACAAAGCGATTACATCTTTAAAAACACAAAAATTACCATTTAACGAACTTATCATAGTTCATACAGACGAGGATACTTTGGTCAGCGCAATTGAAGGATATGATTTTGGTGAAATTAATGTTAAAAAACTTGTATGGACTAATGAACCAAATTATGCTGCTCAAATAAATTTTGGAGTTGAGAATTCTAGTTCAGAGTGGGTATCATTTTTTGAATTTGATGATGAGTATTCAAGTATATGGTTCAAAAATGTCGCAGTATATGTTAACGCATATAAAGATGTTGACGCATTTTTACCAATTGTTGTTGACATCGATAACAAAGGTGTATTTGCCGGATTTACAAACGAAGCGACATTTGCCACAAACTTTACATCAGATATTGGAATTTTAAATAATGAAATTCTACAGAATTATCAAAACTTTCAATCATCAGGTATGGTAATTAAAAAATCTGTATTTGAAAGATATGGCAAATTTAAACCATCATTCAAATTGACATTTGTTTATGAATTTATGTTAAGAATGACACATAATTCAATAAAGATTATGTCTATTCCGAAAATCGGATATAAACATGTTAATCTCAGAGAAGGATCAATTTTTTGGAATTATAAAAATGGAACTGAAGTAATGGTTCCCGATGAAATCAAATTTTGGATTGATTCGGCAAAGAAAGAATATTTATTCACTGTTGATAGACAAATAAAATATGAACCACAAACTGTTTAATGACGTTAAGTGCAGACACGGTCAATGAAACAAAAAGAAAATCCAAAAAGAAAAATTCTGATAACTATTTTGACGAAAAAGAAGAATCCGCTGTAAGGTTATATTTGTCAGCTTCAACATTTGAAGAAAAAAACAAAATTTATAACCAATCTTTGAGAAAACCTTTGGACAAAATGATATCGTCAATTATAAGACGATATAAATTATACAGAAAAGATATGGATTTTAATGAAATTCATGCGGATACCCATTCTTTTTTGATGACAAAAATTGAAAAATTTAAACCATCAAAAGAAAAAAAGGCGTATTCGTATTTCGGAACAATATGTAAAAATTATCTTATGGGTCAAATTATAAAAGACCAAAAGGATATGAACCGAAAAATATCATATGAAGACATTTCAAGTGATTTAGAAAATGAAGCAAGGGAGGATTTAATTTATTATCTTGATTCAGATACCATAGAAATCGAGGATATTATAAACGGTTTTTTAGATAAGTTATATGAAATCTTACAAGAAAATAATTTAACAGACAACGAAAAAAAGTTGGGTGAATCATTATATGAAATATTCATAAACTACAACAATATCTTTATTAGTTCAGATAATAATAAATTTAATAAGAATGTTATTTTACTCTCACTTAGAGAAATGACAAATTTATCAACAAAAGAAATAAGAATTTGTCTTAAAAAATATAAAAAGGCTTACAACGATTTGTTGCAAAATATAGTTAAATAGGATATTTATAAATATGTCTAGACCTCAAAAAAAGAAAATAGAATTAACTAAAGAGTCAATGCTCTCGTTAATGCAAGAAATCTATAACGAACTTGTTGAACAAAGAAGTACAGCATTAAGAATTCAAAATAAGATGTTGTCAATGATGAAAGATCCTGAAGATATGACTCTGATCGGTCCTGTAATTGAAAAACAACAAAAAATCATCAACGACTGTGTAGAAAAAAAACTTCAACTTTCAAAGTTGCAATCATCCATTTGGGAAAAATCTTCAAATAATGAAGAAAGTTTCTCAATATCAGATATGGATGATGACCTAATTGATAATTTGATAAAAAAGGATATTGAATCTAACAAAACATTTAAATTAAAGTAAAATGGCAGATTTAGCAAAAGGTTATGGCGACGCGCAAACACAAATATCCAGTTTAAAAACATTTCGCCAAATAAAAGGAGACATAAAATCCTTGTCCGCAAAAGCGAATAGCTCAACGGAACCTGCTAATAGTGGCATCGCAAACGGTTTAAAAAGTATTGAAGATCAAAAAAACAGATTGCAAAAAGAAGTTGAGGGTCAATTCCAACAATTAATAAAACTTATTTTATCGAATAGGGGTAGCGGTTTATCTTCAACAAAATACTTAAAAGGAGTTTTATTAAAATCAATCAAAACAATAAAACCAGATATTGAACAAATAGTCGTTGATGAAATAGTTAAATTACTTGGTTGCTCACAACAACAAACATATGACGGCAATCGAACACTATACATTAAGGTAAAAAACGTAGATTTTAAAGGTAACCTTAAAATAGATCCCGAATCAAAAGTAGGAAAAACAAAATACGAAAGACAAAAAAACCTTAACACTGGTGATTTTAAATATCCAATGAACCGTCAATTACGTCAAAGAATACTTGATCAAGGACTTCCTTATAAATTTAAAGGAGCCTCAGGTCAAGATTTATTTGACATATCTTACGAACAGCAAGACGACCAAGGACAACCAGGCGACTTTTTCAAAGTAGTTTTGTTCAATAGACAAAACGCACCAAATAAAATTGTTTTTTTTTTAAGAGATTATTACAAAAGAATGTCTTTTGTTGAATTTAATGTGGTAATTTCCGAACTTATGAACGCAATAACGGGTTGTATTTCGGCAGAATTAAATTTAGGTGTTAATGGTACAAAAGATAATTCTAAATTCGGAAGAATAATGGCTAGAGTTCTTGGTTTATGTTTTGACACGAGAAACGAAATTGATGTTAGCGGTGTTGCCAAAACAGGTGAATTAGACAATTTAGATGATGATTTTTTTGAATTTAATGAGGTTGATTTATTAGCGATTGATCAAGAAGTATATAATATACAAAATAGAGCGGTTGAATTTGAAGGTTGTGATAATGTTAAATTTCCTGTGAATTCATTACAAATCGTAGAAGCCATAGATCAATTAAATTTTATAGATGAGGATAATGATAATGAATTAATTTCGGCGTTTGATAATATAACAAACACATTTACAGAAAATTCAGGATTTGGATTACAACTTAACGCTTCTTTCAAATTAAGTTTCGATTTTTCTGCAATATTTAAACTCCCAATATCATTAATAACTTCAATATTTGGACCTAAAATATTTTTAGGATTTATGATAATGTTAAAATCATTACAAGCAGAAGTAGATATTAATTCAATGGAAGAATTTACCAAAAAATATAAAGGTTTTTTTGTTGGTATTGTTTCAAAAATTGGAGGTTTATTTATAAGAGAATTATTCAAAATAGTCAAAAGAGAAATTGTTACTTTAATAAGAAGTATTGCATCTGATTTATCAAGAGAAAAATCTTTAAAGAAATATGCGATGATTTTGAATTTGGTGGCTATTTTAATTCAGATAATTAAAATAATACAAGACTGGAGACAGTGTAAAAATATTTTAGATCAAATACTTGCTTTACTTAAATTACCCGGTATTGGAGGTAATTTAATTCCGGCCCCTTTGTTATTTGCGGCGCCGTTATTGCCAGGTTATTCAGTAGAAAGAGCATTTGTCAATAGTATTTCTGAATTACAAAAATTGGGATTACCAACAGGTCCATTACCAGATGGTAGCCCTAATTTAGGACTTGTCGCTAATTACGCCGAATTAAAAGGGCAAGCTAATGAATTATGGGCAAACGGTAAGAATGAAATAGTAATTCCTCCACTTATTAATGCGGCAGGACCAACTCTTCCAAAACAATGGGCTAGTAAATTTGTTTAAAAATGGAAAACTTAGAAGAAATACTATCAGATTATCAAAATAAATCAAATAAGGATTTGGTTAAAGCTATGGATTATTTAAATTCAGAGTTTGATAGAACAAAAAATGGTATAATAACTTTAACTCATCATTTAGATAATATAGAATCTAACTATAATAAAATATTAAAGGAATATCAGAAAAGACAAAATGGTGCAGGGTAAAATAATATTTGAGGGTAGGGTATTAGATAGTGATGACCCTTTAAGATTAGGTAGGTTAAGAGTTTTACCAAAAATCGAATTACTTGATGATATCAAAGAATCTGTACCTAGCGGTTGTAAAGATATTACAGAAGTAGAAACTAATGTAAAACAAATTTGTCAATGGAAAGAAAATGATCCATTTGTAATTTTACCTTTATTACCGTTTTACACAAATATTACACCAAAAAAGGATGAGTTAGTTTATATATTTTATCCTTACGTTCAAGACCCTTCATCTCAGTCAAGATATCTTTCTGATAGAAATAGGTTTTATTTACCAGCGTCGCCATCCACTCCGTTATCCACAATTTTTGAATCGGAAACCCAAACTAAAACAAATTCATCAGGTGGTGAAAATTATAAAACTCAAAAATTCTTAAAAGAAGTTGGTGGTCAAATACCAAAAGAAACTTTTGGGGTTTTTCCTGAACCTGAAGATAATGCTATTTTGGGTAGAGGAACTGCTGATTTAATTTTACAACAAGATAGATCTTTACTAAGGGCGGGTAAAACAAATGATTTGGTCGGACCAACCACGACTTTACCAACATCAAATGAAAAAAGAGCGTTTTTGGACTTGGCCAGATTTACAACAACAAAAACAAAAGGAGAACAAACATCTCAAACAAGAATTATAACTGACGTTCAAAAACTCATATTACTAATTGAGTATGATATCATAAACCCTGAAAATCAAGCTGACTCCTTTACAGGAAATATATACTTATACAACATAAATAAAAAAGGTTTACCTGAAACTGTTAACTCAAAAGATTTCAAAGTTGATACTGATGTTGAAAATTGGAAAGGGGTTAAATTACCGGCCAGTATTTTCTTCCAAGCTAAATCATCAGTTGAGGTAGTTAAGTTAATTAACGAATATGTTAGAGGACTAAATAATGGGTTAATTGATATCCCTGGATTTACAACAATTCCTTTCAGACCAGAATCAGGAAAACAGTTTCCGTTTGCATATAGACCCCACCCAAATTTTTATAATAAAATGGTGGATGCTGCAGGAGGACCAGTTGAGTCAAATAACCTATACTCAATTTATCAAAAAGTTGGATTAATTGAAGGATCAAATTCTTTTGGATTTGGTATTGTTTCTGCAAAAGATACATTAGGACCTTTACTTAAAATTAAAACAGAAAAAGTAACCCCCATTATAGATTCAAATCAAAATATAACAATTGGGTCATTAGGAGCCCAAAAACTTTATCTACTATCTCACGATACTCAAATTGGTGATCTTAAAATAAATTTAAAAGATACAATTTATGGAATATCGCCAGATGTCTATTTAGATATTGAATCAAAAACCGAACCTTTAATTAGAGGTGAAAAAATGATGGATTTGATAGAATTAATCGTTAAGTTTTTATTATCTCACGTTCATCCATATCACGGATTGGCTGCAGTTCCTGTAGGTCAAGATGGAACCCAATCTGCTCAAATTTTACAAAAACTTTTGGACGCTCCAAACACAATTTTAAATCAGCAAATAAGAATTAATTAATTCGTGTTTAAATGATATTTATAGATAAACTTTTGAAATGTCTATAAATAATTCTTATTTCAGTAAAAATAATACAATTTTTCTTAATTCATTTGTAAATGCAGGTCAAGAACCCATAGCAGAACTTGTATATGGGTTAGAAAATTTAAATGAACCGAGATATACGTACTCAAGGTTTATTTTTGATATTAATTTAGATTTGTTAAAATCTAAAATAAATGACGGTCTAATTCAGACAGGTTGCACAAGTTCAATGACACACACATTGATAATAACAAATACCGCAACTTTTGAAAAAGACCTTATAAATCAAAAAAGGTTTTTTGATTATCTAACAAGAGCAACCTCATTTGATTTGTTTTTATTTAGAATACCCCTATCTTCAGGAGATACAGGAGACCCCCAAACTTGGGACGAAGGTATTGGAAAAAATATAAACTTAGAAACGCAAGTTGATTTGAATTTATTGGATAATGATTTATCTAACTATTCTATAAATCCATCAAATTGGTTTGCAAGAAAAACAACATATAGTTGGTCAAATCCGGGAATTTATGATAATTCAAATTCTTTGACCGCTCAAACTGGTTTAAATTATTCAGCCCTTACAATCATTGATCATCAGCACTTTGAATTCGGAAATGAGAACATTTCATTTGATATGACAGATGAAATAAACGGAATTTTAAATGGAACAATTACAGGTGTAACAGGTTGGGGAATTGCATACACCCCAAATATTGAGAATTTCACCGCAACCACAAATTATTATTCGGTTGAATTTTTTACACGCCACACTCAAACTTTTTATGAACCATATTTGCTAACATCGTATGATGATTTAATACAAGATGATAGAGATTTATTTGCATTAGGAAAAGCAAATAAGTTATATCTTTATGTTTATGATGATGGAAATCCGGTTAATTTGGATTCAAATCCTTATGTTACAATTTTTGATAGTTCGGGTGACCCGATTTCAGGATTAACTTCACTTACAACTTGCAGAAAAACAAAAGGAGTATATGAAGTTATAATACCCGCCATATTGGGGTATAAGTCTCCTTGCACGTTTAATGATGTATGGAGCGGAATCTCGTTAAATGGCGTCCCATTACCAAACGTAGAAAATGAATTGATTATAAGACCTTATTCGTCGTCAATTTCAATTGGAACATCAACCAATGATCCTTCAGTTTATGGTTTTGATTATTATGGTATTAAACAAGATGAAAAAATTCTTAACACGGATATCAGAAAAGTTGGTGTTATAATAAAAAAAGAATATACATCAAACCAACCTTTAAATAAAATCAGGGCATTTTATAGAGTTTATGTTAGGGAGGGTCAAACAGAGGTTCAAGTTCAAGATTGGACACAAATTAATAAAACGCCAACCGAATACTATTTTATTTTTGACACAAGAGATAAAATACCAAACGAATATTTCATTGATATAAAATTAGAAATAAATGGTGAAGTTAATACTTATAAAAGACAAATTAAATTTCAAATTGTTAATAAAAAATGAAAAAAATTATCAAATTAACAGAACAAGATATACAAAGTATTGTAAAAAGAGTTTTACAAGAATCGCATGAAGATCGTTCAGATAGATATATGTTCTTTTCAAATTTAGAACAAATGAGAAGACAATGTGATATGTTATTAGAATTAGACCAAGATATGGTTGAGCAAATTTTGGATGATGGTCACGATTGGGCTCAAGACCACATTGCCGAAGCAAAAAATAATATGGATCAAGTATTTGATTTTATTATGAACCATACAAAAGGCGATGGAACTCAAGAAATTGAGGACAAATCTTTTGTGGGTATGATGGAAGAAGGGAAGAAAAAAACAGGTACAAAACTTTGTGCAAGAGGTAAATCGGCGGCTAAAGCTAAATTTAAGGTCTACCCCTCAGCTTATGCAAATGGTTATGCTGTACAAGTTTGTAAAGGAAAAATGCCAGACGCTAGCGGAAATAAAAAATGTTCCCCACCTTATTGTTAAATAAAAAATTTTCCATACCTTTGTATTTCCAAAATTCAAGGTATGACAATCTATCAATTCTTTAAAAGAAAAATTAGTCGGTTAATCACCAAATACAATATTTGGTTAAATAGAAGACCGCTTGACCAAAAAATGGATCCCGATATGGATAGGTATCAAAAGACCTGTTTTCATATCGCAAGAAAACTACTCAAACAAAACGACTCGGAATTAATTTACGCCCCCATCTCAGATAAGAAAATTATAATTAATGATAGGTTGGGTATGTATGTAACTTTGCAACACCAGCAAGCTTTTGTGACAAATCACGTATATCATTATTCAATACTTATGACGGCGAGAACTTGGAGTAGGGTTAATTATCTATTTAATAATGAGATAGAAAAACGCAGAAAATCTTATGAGACGGTAATACATTCTCAAATTACCTGCTCTTTAACAGATATTCTCAAGAAGATTTAACTTCGTTAAGAATATTTTTAATTAATAACCTAAGACCTTCATTTTTGGAGGTCTTTTTTTTGGGTTTATACGAAACCATTGTTGGTTTGTTACCCGTTCCTGTTTTAGGTTTTGATTTTTCCGCTTTTCTTTTTTGTTGACACGCCGATCTTTTTTGAGAATCAGTCATTTTAGCAGCAACTCCAGCAGCTCTACATTTAGGATACCCTTTAGATGATGCGTCAGGTCTTCCACAAGGGGGGTGACCACCACCTTCCTTTTTTCTACAAATGTTAACCCAAGGCCCCTTTGGTTGTTTAGACCCTTTTGGTTTTTTCTTTGTGCCAAACCAAACGGCCAAATCCTCAGTTAATAAATCAACATCAGTGTTTTGATCAATCTCAATCCAACCTTCATTTGTCTGAATAGGACCGGTTAAAATATTACCATCATCATCACTTTGTATTGGATGATTTTTTATGTATTTTGATATTCTTCTTGCCATTTTCTCTTTCTTTTCAATTTCTTTTTTTGGTGTGCTCATTTTCTTATCGTAACTATCATATGCCAATTCAGCGCTATCATATTTTGAAGTCGGTATATAAAATGGTTGCATTTGCTGTTTATTAAACAATCTTTCTCCTGGAACTAAAGGAACGTTTGAATATTTTCCTGAAGAAAGTGAGCCTGTGGCTTCATTAATTTTATTTGTCATTTAAAAAAAATTGTTTATATTTGCATATAAATATCTAAAAACATATAAAAATGAAAAATAAAAATATAAATCCACCTTCTAATTTGTCTGAACAATTCAGTAAAGTGGTTTTAGATAACTATCAATATGTTAAAGATTTAAATCAAGAAATGATTTTATTTTTGAAATCAAAACAAAATGGAAAACAACCAACCTCTAGCCGTACTATTTAACAGATTAGAAATTAATTCTGAAGAACAATTAGAAACTATTTTGCAAACTATGGACAAAAGTATTGCATCAGTACTTTTGATTCATGCTGTGAAACACGCTTTTGAGAGGGGTGTTTATAATATAGGTGAAACCGAAGTGTTGTCTAAATGTATAAGATTACTTTCTAAAGAAAGTTAATTATTGAGACCGTTAAATCCACCTAAAGCAACTGTATTATTTTGTCTAATCGCCCTATTTTGACCGTTTGTATAGATAGCTTGGTTAAAAGTGGTTGAGGTGAATGAGCCTGTCCCACAATCTTTACAATCTCTAGCAGTAACACCTCCTGAGTTAGCAGGAGTTATACACTGAGTACATGATGTATATGGGCCATAAGCTACGTTAGCGGTCGCAGCACTTGTAGTAGTTGCGGTAGAAATAAAGGTTATATTAACACATAAACCCGAATCAAGTTGATATGCCCTTGAAGCTGTAGACGCTATTGCGTCATCCGCTACTAATGTTATTGGTGAATTTGAACCACATGTGGTTCCGCTCATTACTCTTAGTGCCATAATATTTACTTTTACAATAAATATCTTAAAAAGAGGAAAAAAACAAGCAACATCAACATTTGATTTTACACCAAAAAAAAAGGGACAATTTCTTGTCCCTTTTCGTATTTAAAAATTAAATTGATTATCTCAATTCGTTCAAATCAAATGTACGAACACCATCAACAGTAATGCGGCCATAGAACCTGTTATTTACCATTTTTTTCGCGTAACGTGTCATAATCCCTTTAATTGGTGTGAAGTTAAACGGATTGTACATTGTTGGAGTTAATTGAAGTGGTACATACGGTGCGTAGATGTAACCTGTATCAAGTAACGAAGTACCTTTGTGACCAATCAACACAGTGTTTGCTGGGAAGTATGGATCACGATATACTTGGTAACGACCAGCTAACGTTCCAACTCTTTCAATACCCATGTTGTACTGATCTTGTTCAGGTGATGCGTTTGATACGTGGAAATATTCCAAGTCATCAAAAATTGCTGAAATTTCAGATGAAACGATAATCCAGTTAGCACCACCACGAAGTGTTGATTTGTGGATTTGAGCTGAAATTTGGTTAATCGCAGTAATCAATGTTTGATTCCAGTCTTTTTGAGTGTATGGAGTAGTACCTGAAGATAATCTCTTCCATCCGTTGTAATCCCAACGTAGGTTCCAAGCCGCGCCTTTACGTAAGTCACGAAGGATTTCACGGTCGATTTCTGCCGCAACTTGTTCTGACAACAATGCTGTCAATTCAGCTTCAGCGTCGATGTTATGGAATGCCGCAACGTCTTGTGCTAATTCAGGTGACCATTGTGCTCTTAATTTTCTTTCAGTCACAGAAACTGTTACTGATTCAAGATCAAATGATACTTCACCGATTTTATCTTCAAATTCAAGTTCTTCATAACGTCTGAAAGCCGCTTTGATTGGTGCATTTTCAGCAGTACCTGACCAAGCTGATGCGGTAATTGTTGCTCCTGAATAACCATCTGGAGTTGATTGACCACAAGAAACGCAAACAGGTACTTGAGCATCAATTTCCAAATAAATAATACCGTCTTGGTTACATACGTTATCATAATAACCACCATTACCACCTGATCTATCAGTATTAAAAGGAGCTGGGGTAGATGTGTATGTAGGTGCTACGATTCCTTTACCGTATCTCTGAGTCACCACTCTAAATAAAAGAGGTGTGTAAGTACCATTTGATGTTGCGCCACTTATACCCAATTGCCCTGCTACTGTAGCATCTGCGGTATAAAGAACTAAATTCGATAGAAATGATTCGGTATCAACTTCTTGACCGTCAGGTCCAATTAATTTTCCTACACCAGCATTTGAAAACCCTGAAAGAGTCACAATAATTTTTCTATACTCTCCAGACGATAATGCTGCTGTTACTAACACACCGTTTGTCCATTGTACAGTTTGTGTGTTAGCAGTAATTGTTACAAAACGACCTTTTGAATAATCAAAAAGACCACCAGGATTTAAACCTGGTTCAGTACCTTCATAGAACAAATCGTAAAGATTTCTAGCATATGTAGAATTATAAGAACCAGTACCTGATTTGTATCCTGCGTTAGGATCTCCAGGATAATTTCCAGGTGAACCAACAGGTGCGTAGTGATCTCCTGATGTAATATTTACACCATTAACTACTGTTCCACCTGAGTATCCCTGAATTTTAGGTACAAAGTAGAACAATTTACCGATTGGTAAGTTCATTGCTTGTACTGATACGATTTCGTTCGCTAACAATTTAGAGAACACACGTCTAACGATAGGAAATACAACAGTTTCAAAAGAACCTGAAGATGAGTCAGAAGTTGCTTCGTTTATTAAAAATGACGCTTGGTTTTCGTAAAGCTGCGCCACATTTTCTTTTAGGTGACCTTTTAGGCCTTCAAGGAACCCTAATTTGTCCCATTTGTTGATTGTGTCTTCTTTGATAACTTTAAGGTGTTTCAACCCGATGTTACCAACAAGACCTGATTCTAATAATGCTCCCATTTTTTATTGGATTTTATTTTTTAGTTTATTTTTTTATTTTGTTATTTTTGACATGATATCTTTCATTCTCAAAAACTGAGGATTTTCATAAGTTTTTGACTCGATTAAATTGGTTGCAGATCCCGATGATGGTGATCTGTCAATTTTACCTTCAATCGATTCACTTATCGAACCTTTTGTTTGAGAAGGTGAAAGTTCATTTTTGATTGTACGATACAAATTTTTAGATTCTTTGATAGTTTCAACATCGTCAAATCTTCTTAAAATGTTAATTTTTTCTTGTTTTGATGTTGAGTGTTCAGTGAATAATCTTGTAGCGTAAGCTAGATTAGAATTGAAAACTGCAACTTCATTAAGTTTATCTCTAAAAACATTTAAAGCTTTGCGATATTCTTCATTTTTCTCTCTAAGAACTTGAATTTGTTGTTCGTATTTTTGTTCGTCAATGTTAATATTGGATTTTGAGTGAGCTCTTGGTTTTGGTAAACCTCCTTTTCTAAATTTACTTCCCATACCTAGTGTACGAGCAGCTTCCTTAGTTTCTTCTTTTTTCTTGAAAGGTGTCATTTCCTTTTTAACTGCATTGGAAATATCTTTTTTACCTTCTTTGAATTCGAATTTCGGACCTTTGCCAATACCAACACCTTTTGTTCCTTGTTTCATTTTTTCTTTGAATCCACCTGATGGTTTTTTATATGAGAATTTAGGTTTTCCGATTTTAGCTCCTTTTCCAATTTTTGGTTTTGTGGATTCCATTTGGTAACCTTCATCTTCTTCATCCTCTTCTTCATCAATTTCAATCTCATAAACTACCTCGTCATCATATGATTCTTCCATTTTTTCGGAATCAGAACCAAAAACTTGATTAACAATAGAGTCGATATCCATTTCTTCTTCGTCCATCGTCATTGTTTCATCTTCTTCTTGATAGGATTCTTCCATCTCGTCGTATGTTTCGTCCATTTCTTCTTCGGATTCATCCACTTCGTCGTATGTTTCGTCCATTTCTTCTTCGGATTCTTCCATCTCGTCGTACATTTCATCCATTTCTTCTTCGGATTCCATTTGGATCATATATTCCTTATCAGTGTTTTCGTCTTTTAAATTAACCATGTTGTTGTCTTTTTTTACTATAACACCATCATTCTCATCCATTGCTAAGAAAACCTTTAATAGGTCTTCATCAGAAATTTCAGAACCTGATAAATCTATTACATCTTCATCATCAGACATTGTGGTATCTTCAATATCAGAATCCATATCAAAATCCATTTCTTCTTCATCAGAATCAACATCCATATCCATTTCATCCTCATTGGAATCAATATCCATATCTATTTCTTCTTCATCAGAATCAGTGTCAATTTCTACTTCATCATCTGTTTCAATCTCCTCGTCATCTTGTTCAGATACGATCGATTCTTTTACTAAATCTTTGATTTCTTGCTTCATTGTTGATGCAAGTATTCCTTTTGCGTTTTCGGCTACTGCTTCTTCCAAATTCCTCATTTGTATAAGAGCGTCTTCGACTAAATTTTTTTCTTTTGCCATTTTAAAAATGTTTTATTTTTTCATATAAATATTGCTATTTTGAAAAAAAACCATTTTTAATACGTTTTTGCTAAAAAAAACTTAAATAAATAAAAAAAGGGAACCTTTTGGGTTCCCTTTTTCATAGAAAAAATTAATTAATATAATTAAATGACTTCTATAACTTCGTCAATTTTACTTTCAGCAATTGAAGTAATTCTCCAATCAAATGTTAAATCTTGATATCTTTTTGTAATTTTCGCTTCAATATCGGTAGGATTATAACCCTTGACAAGCTTTTCTTCTTTTACTTTTTTTATTTTTCCAGTTTCTTGATCAGGAAATTCATAATAAAGTTTTGCGATAAAATATTTTTCGTCCATAAATTAAGTTTTAATAAAATATGATATTTTCTTTTTAAAAAATCAAGTTTTATTTATTTAAATAAGTGTTCAAACGTTTCATTAAATCTAATGACTTGTTCGCTTCAGGTCCAACCTGCCTTTCCCTTTGAATTTGTTTCTCTTCTTCCAAATTCTCTTCAAAGTTACTTTTATCTTCAGGATTTAAAAATAAATAAGCTCCAGGTGTTGATGGAGAAGAAACTAAGTCAAAACAAATAAGTTCAAAATCATCCTGAACTTCATTTTGTTCTCCAATTTTTTTTAAAGATCCGACACCCCTTGATGAAATTCCCAAAGTTACACCTTGTCTTAAATAATTTGCGGCTAAATCACCCTTTGTTGTACACACACCTCTTTCGTGAAATCCTGGTGAAGTTAATAATCTAAGTTTTCCCATTAAAATTTTTCCATCCCACCATACATCAGTTATAATGTGAGATACTCTGTCCAAATCAATTAATGAAGATTCTGGATGATTTAACTCAGATAATGAAACGCCTTTATTTATTATTTTCTTATAATTTTCAGCTTCTCTTTTTAAAATCTTTTCAGGATAAATTCTACCGTTTCTATTTGGAGTGTTGTATTTTTGTAATACAGCATAAAACTCAAATGGTTTACTATAATCCAAAAAATTTTTTGATTCCATCAAAAAGTTCTGATTTCCAAATTCTTTAGGAGACACATATCCTGCATCTTCCTCAATCAGAATACCCTTACCTGATTCGTAGGCTTTTAAAATTTTAAGTTCTTTCATTTTTATATTTTTATATAAATACTTTGAACTTTATATTTCTACCTCAACCAATTGTGATTTATCTTTTTTGGTAATATGAAAATTGAAATAATCGTTATTTTTGAATATTTCTTGATGAATACAGCTTACTATTTTTTTAACAGATTTTTTAAGAGTTGTTGATTTAAAATCCATTTCCTCTAAAAGATATAGATTAATCTCTAAATTCATAAATGACCTTTTTTTGTATTGTATTCCACTTGTTCGTAAATCTAAATCAACAATAAATTTTTCGTCAAATAAACTTTTGTCAATACAGTTATAAACTGAATGTTTCACTGATCTTGACATATTTAACACAACCCTCGTCCAATTATTAAAATCGTCTTTTGGTTCTACCCATGTTTGAATGTTTATGTAAATTGATTTTAAACTTTTTGAATCTACTGTACCATAATTAACTTTTGATGATCTAAACCCGCTTATTTTTGCGGTTTTTCCTTTTTTCATTCTCTCATTTTTTCCATGTTTATTGTTATGAAAAAAAATTAGATGATTATTATCAAATTGTCAAAATTATATGTTATTAACCAAGTTTTTCAATCGGAAATATTCTAAACGATCATATTTTTTTCTTTTGATGGTGTCTATTGTTTCTGAAATTGTATTTTTAACATTTTGGTCATCTTCATTTTCCATAGCAACAACAAGTTTAACAACAGCCTCATCTTTAAAAGAATTATATTTTTCCATTAAAACCTGATCACTTTCGTTTAATAACGATGTAAGTTCTTTTTTTTCTGACTCATTCAAAGTTGAAATAAAATCGTCAATTGTTTTATTTGCGATCTTAACCATAGAAGATATCGGAAGATAAATTGGAGTTTTTTCCTCAATTATCTCTTTTTTCGTTAATGTCTCAACTATAGCATGTTTGCTTTTAACTTTATTTTCCAAAAATGCAACATCATATGAATTATAAAATAAATTATCAATTGTGATATATTGATTATGCGAATTAATTCCAATTGTCCATTTTCTTATTCTATCCAAATCACTTCTATCTATTTTGTTTGATATGTTTTCAAACATAGTTATTGATTCAAAAACAAAATCTTCTGCAACATTTTTATCATATCCTTTGTTTGATGATAATTCATCATATAGATAAAATAGTTTTGATATGTTTTTATTTGATAAAACATTCTTGTTAAAATTTTTTATTTCTTCTTTAAAAGTGCCTTTTGTGTAAGCTTCAGATAATAATTTTTCAACTTTTGATTTTAATACACCTATTTTCATTTTTTTCTGTTTTAATATAAATATCAATCATTTAATAATCTATCAAGTTCATCGCCAATATCACCCAAAGAATTTCTTGCCTTTGACAAATCAATAAAATCATCGTCACTTAACATATCATTTCGTTCAAGCAAAATGTTCATATTATCTCTTATTTTTGATTCTGGCGTTACACCCGCTTCACCACCTGGTTCAGGTGATGGTGGTGGAGGTGGTGGAGCTTCAGATCCCAATCCTCCCATATCTTCCATACCACCAGGCGGCGGTGGTGGAGCGGTACCGGCAGCGGCAGTTGTTCCTGTCTGCTGACCATATAATTTATCAACATTGTCAAATATTCCTGTATGAACTATAATTGTTGCCGTATTTGTTAATTCAGCACCAACCGCTTTTTCAATTCTTTGCTGTTGTAGATCAAGTTTGATTTCTTCATCCGAAAATCCTAAAATATGTTTTTTAGCCCACGAAACTGATACAGGGGCAATTCCTTCAATAGCGGCAACCGCATCTTTATAAAGCAACATTTTTTCCTTCCAAACATCAATACCTAATAAATCTGCTTGTTTTGAAGGATTATTTAATCCCAACGTAAAATTACTTAATTCATCTTCAAATCCCAATAAAAATAAATGAATAATTGCAATTTTATTCATTTCAGATAACATACTTTTTTGAATCCTATTTATTGTTCTTGCGAAACGAATATCCATTAAAGATAAATTTTTGCCATCACCGACTGGTTCCTCAAAACCTAAAAACGCTTTTGGTACCCGAAGCGCGGTTAATAATTTCTTTTGAATATACTCGATGTCGGCAATTTCTGCTAAGTTTTGAGCTCCGGGTAAAGTTTCTATTGGACTCGCTTGAGCCGGATCTCTAACAGGAACAAAATAATCTTGATCAACTGCCATTTGATTAAATCTCATATCAACATTTCCTGTCTTGTGATCAACCACTTGTTGGCGTTTGAATTTGTTTGCAACACGATTAACATAAGCTTCAACATCTTGATCATCCATATTCCCCACAAAGACTTTAAAGATTCTTCTTTCGGGTGCTCTTGATGTACGGTAAATTAACATCGCATCTTCGGCCAAAATTAATTGTTTCCAAATACGTCTTGCTTTTTCCAACATTGACGTACCATAAGGAAGTTTTCTATCGTCACCTAACAATCTGAAATGTGCAATTTCCCAAGAATTAAATTCCATATCACGAGCTTTCCAAGTAAATTTCAAACCCGTGTTTCTTGGATCAGTTTCTTTGTTGTAAGTTTTAGAAGCCATACCCATTTCCAACCTTTCAATTTCAATATTTGGTAATTGCATACATCCAACAACACCCTTTTCGGGATCAAGTTTCAAATAAACGAAATTATCACCATACTTACATGTATTACGAGTCCACATAGGTAAGTTGGTATTAACATCAAGGGCATTGTTAAATAAATCTGATAATATAGATTTAATTCTTTGCGAATCAGAATAAACCTGAACCATTAACCCATCTTGATTTACTGTTGTTGATTCTTCACCGTATATGTCAAGAGCTGCCGATATCTCGGGGGTATACTCCATAGATTCGAAATCATAAAATGACGCCAACCTTGTTGGTTCATAATATGTTGCTTGGGTATATAAATTGTTTTCAATTTTTGTCCATTGATTGGCAAGATAATAAGTTTGCTGAGCTTGCAACTTCTCTTTTTCAAATTGATCTTTAGAAGTTGTTTTTAATAATTCCTTTTTATCGTATTGGTATGTTGGATAATCTTGACCCAATAAAGAATAGGGACCAAATGTTTGGGTTAATCTTTGCCAAACTGTAAGATTTTTATTATTTTCCATAATATAATATTAACTACAACAATAAATAGATAAACATCTATTTTGTAGCTAAAAAATAAATATCACCTCATACCACCAAAAAGCCAACCATATTTGACGTAATCTTCTCTTGATGGTCCTGAATTAAAATTTGGATCTTGATATCGTGATGGTATGTTTGGTGATTGTGGATTAAATGCGATTGTTTTTGATGGTGTATCATCCACTTGAACTGTCCAAGAATTAATCATAGCTTTGGTCTGTTCTGTAACTTTGGTTAATTGACTAAATGATGATTCAGCAACATACATCGCCATAGCAATTGACATAATTAAGTCGTCATGACCCCCCTTTTGATGGTCAGGTCTTCCATTTACATAAACAAAATTATTCATCTCACCCCACAATCTTGTACTTTTAATTACAAACTCATGTCTAATAGCTTCTTCAAATGATGCAATAATTTGAACTCTTTTTGAATTAAAATTAATACCTGGTATTTTTTCCGCTTGTTTTGGATCGTATTTCCATTTATTTTGATAATCAACACCATCAACGTATAAATTTTTATAACCCAATTCTTGCATTTTTCTTGATGTAGATACACCCATTCCTCCAGTAATATCAATTACAACAAACGCAGAATACATATTTGCCCATTTAAAACAAATTTCAGCCATAACATCTGGAGGTATTTTTCCAACATACTCCGCAACTTGTTCCCTTGCGTCAAAATCTATTATTTCAAATGTAGAATAATCTTCACTATCCCCTCTACTAACATCAACACCCATCACGTATTTATGTCCCATAACAGGTTCTTTCCATATCCATAAAGAGTTGGACATCATTCTATTTTCAGGTTCAGCAATAAAATTTTCTTTTATTTTTTGAAGTATTTTTGAATCAAATACGTTGTCACCTGAACCAAGAAAGTTTGTTTCTAATTCCTGGCTAACTTTTCTTTTATCGTATTTTAATTTTTTAACCATAGATTCAAACCAAGTTGAGCTAGGTTTGAATCCATCGTGAATATAATCTTTGATTTTTTGCTGATGTTCTAAATTTGTAACATCATAATCATCAAATTGTATTACTTGGTTTGGCTTATAATTTTGTTTATTTAAAAAATAATCAATTATATCTTCAGTTTTAACAAAATATAAATCTTTGGTGTATCTTGGATCTTTATACCAATACATCTCAGAGATTTTAAAATCGTTCATACCACGATTTGCCTGATCATAAATTTCATAATAAATCGGATCGTGACCGTTAGGTGTTGAAATAACGATAACTTTACCACCTGTAGATAAAGACGCCATACAAGCCGACCAAAAATCGGAATCCGCTTCAATATAAGCGGCTTCGTCAAAAATTAATATTGTTGGTGTATATCCACGTAAAGCATCCTTTGATGTTGCGACCGCTTTTACCTCACACCCGTTTGTTAATTTATAATGTCTTTGTGAGTTTTTTTCTTTTGTAAATCCAATATCAACCCACGAAGGCCATTGTTCAACAAAAGCCCTTATTTTATTTGCCATTTCTTGCGCAGTGTCAAGTTTGTTTGCAATAATCAATATTTTTTCGGGTTTTTGTTTTTTAGCAAAAGCCAATTTTTTGGACGCCCAAGCTGCTGTTACTGTTGAAACTCCAGCTTGACGATATTTTAATGCAATATTTTCGTTGTAGTTTTCGTAATCATCAAGTAAGGAAACTTGATCAGGAAATAATTCTAACGGAACATATTTTGAAACAGTATTATCGTAGGTTTGTAAATATGTGCGAAGTGCGTAAGGGGTATCCTTTACGCACTTCACATATTCAATTAATACTTGTTCTTTTGTGTATGACATTAATTAAACTGTCGGTTCATCCTCATCCTCATCATAGTCTTCGTCACCAAACATTCCTTTCTTATTTTGTTCTTTAAGCTCCTCAACAATTTCATCAACCATAAATTGTAAAGCTTGTTTACCTTTAGGATTATCAGATAAAATAAATTGAGTTAGTTTGAAAAACTTTTTTGGATCCAAGGCTGAAAATCTTTGGAATAGATAATGTTGAATGTATTTTTTATCCTCTTCAAATAATTCGTCAGGATAAGCGGCGGTGAATTTTTCCCAAAAAATCGGACCTAATCTTAAATCCCAAATTTCTGCAGGTAATGTATCTTGTGACGCAATTACCATTTCAGCTTGACGAGGATCATCAGGTAGTCCGTGAGTTCCTAACACTTCAAAAACACCTTTAACTAATTCATGTAGTAAAATTGGAAAAGAAATACCTCTAGCTATAACAGTCGGTGGATCAGTTTCTGTGTCTATTTCAGATTGTCCCGCTTGTCCTGAACCACCTGCGGCCATCATAGATGACATATCTTCAGGATAAATCCAGTAAAGGTGGTCTAAAATTGATTGAGACATACCGTATAATCTAATTAGCTCAGGATGAATTCTATTTAATTCATCCGCTACTAATTGATACATATAGTGACCCTTTTTTGATGCTCCACCAATTAAAGCGTTAATAAACCTTCTTTTTGCTTTTTGTTGGTCAAATTGTTCCATAGCATCCATAAAGGCCTCTAATTCGTCAGCGTTTTCGTTAGCACTTGCAAAAGCGTCCTTAACTTCTTCAGGTGAAGGTTCTTCAGGTGACCCTTGCATACCTTCAGATGCTCCCATCATCCCTGAAACTAATTGTGCGTCAAATTGTAAAGATCCTTCAGGTATTGCTAATTCCTTTTTAACAAGTTCTACCGCCAAATTTTCCAAAAATTCTTTATTATTGGATTCAATTTGAGATATTTTTGGAAATAATCTCATTGCAGATTGCATCAATCCCATGAGAACTCTTTGTGGAGGTCCTTGTATTGATGATGTATCACCCATAAATCTTCTTACATTTTCTACAGATTGTTTAAACCTCTGAGAGGAAATTAACTCAACAACATCTCTGTCTAATTTAGGAAGTCCAGGGTGACCTGCGTAAGGAGTAGTTTTAGATGTAATTTTTCTTTCTATACTTGGATCCATTCTCTCTGGACCTTCGTAATCAATTGGTGCTTCTTTGATTGTTCTATATTTTGCCATAACTATTAATTAAAAATTAAGACCAAGATTATCCCACTTTAACCATGTCGGTACTGATTTTTTTCCCGCTTTAGGTCTTGGGTTCACACCTGGTTTTGGACTAAATGGTGTTTTAGGTTTAGTAGTTGGTGTTTTTGGTTTTACTATCGGATCTGCAGTTTCCTGCTCGTTTGTTTCCCTTTTTGACTTAGCCTTTGGATTTGGTTTGACACCAGGTTTAGGACTGAAAGGTGTTTTTGGTTTAACCTTTTCTTTTTCCTTTTCTTTTGGTTTTGCAGGAGCGGTTTCAGTTTCGGATATCATTTGTAAAAATTCTTTTTTGGATATTTTTGGTTGTATATGCTTTTCAAGCAAAGATACAATTTTTTCTTCCAAAAACAAATTCACAGGATCTTTTCCTTCTTTAATGGATTTTTTTACGTCCATAACGCATTTTTCATATTTTTTCTTATCCTCTCTACCTACAGATGCGGTGCAAATCGCCCAAGGGTTGTATTTTTTTGACTTTTTTTTCCCTTCTTTCATTTCCCCCTCATTTGGCGTTGCCGACATAGTACCATCAGTATTTTTTGTCATCGAATACCCTTTAGGTGATGGTGGTAGATTTCCTCCTTTTGGACCGACTTTATATGAAGGTTTTGATGGCTCCGTTATTTGAGTCACTTGCTCCTTAGGTTCTTTTTTCCCCTCGTTTAGTTTATTATATAACAATCTTAATTGAGATTCAGTTAAATTTGCTAATGTTTCTGCTTTAAGTCCCATGTCAATTAATTTAAATGCTAATTTATTCTTTTTCATAAACAACTTGTTTATCAAATTCTAATACTATATCTCTTTCATATAGTTTATTTTTTATTGTTTTTTCATCCTCACCAAACCTGAATACTAATCTTTTTTCAATGTCAAAATTAACATCGGAATCTTCACTTTCCCAAGCCAATGCGATCACGTCATCCAAAGCGTCGGTCATAGAAAAAAAATCTGATTCTTGAATTAAGGTTAATTTAATCTCATCATTTTTTAAAACTCCAACCTTTCTAATAAGTTCTATGTCAGGAGGTAAAGGATTTCCGTTTGATGGTTTTGATTCCCACCCTTCTCCCCAAATTTCATTTTTTACATCGGAAAAAATAAATTCGTATATATTATCCCCTTTATAATTCGGACCTAAACCATTGACATAAATTAGATAACTCATAGAATCGCTCCGTCAGGTGTTATTTTATATTGTTTTCCATTAACTTCAAAAACCAAATTTTTCTTATTTGTTTTTCCGACAAATGAAGCTTTTGAATATCTGTCTAAAAATTTGGATGATGTTGATTCTTGAATATAGGTTTCTGAAAGATTTTTAACTTCTTTCATCGTTTTAATTTTTTTTGCTTTTTCGGTTAAAAATTTTCTTTTATTTTGTTCTTGCAAATATTTTTTTTCCGATTCAGTTTCAACAAAATAAGATTTTATAATACTATCAACTTTTGATTCTGAAAAAATGTCATCAAATACACCACCTAATCCTTCAATCTCATCTTCTTCCATCATTTCACCCATCTTATTTTTGATTTCATTTGAAAACCTTCTTTTAACATAGTTGTTGAAATTCATCTCTTTTGTTTCTGATTTTGGTTTATCACTAAATCCTAAATCATATTTACCACCAATTAAACCTTCGTATTGCTCTTCAGTGTCATCTTCATACATTTCCATTTCAGGTAATTGTTCCTCAGACCCTTCCAATTCATCTTCAGGTTGGTCAATTTCCATATCATCTGATGGTTCTTCCATTTCAGGCTCTTCATCAGATTGCATTTCAGAATCTTCTAATCTACCGATAATTTCTTCCATATCTTCATCAGACAATACAGATAGATCAACTGCAGATAATACAGAATTTATAACATATTTTGTATCATCTGCAGATATTGGCTCTTCACCCTGATTTAATTTTCTTAATTTTTGTGCTAATTTTCCTGTTAATTTTTGAATTGTTTTAAAGGTAACAGTTCCTTCTCCATCAGTGTCATCTTCTGGTTGAGAATCCATTTCAGGTTCATCAATAGACATATCATCCGATGGCATTTCTTCTGATGGTGGTTCCTCCATTTGATCATCCATTGGCGGCATTTCAGTGTCCATATCAGAAGGTGCCGGTTCAGGTGAAGGGGCGGGTGCGGGAACTGGTTCAGGAGCTGCAGGTGGTTCTACCGGCATTTCTTGTTTTGGTGTTTTGAGAACGAATTTTTTTTGCTCTCCAAATAATGAAATACCACCATCATTACCTGTTGCCGTGTTAATTTCTTTAGCTATAAGATTTAATCTTTTAAATGCTTGTGAATATGACGAATAAAATTTCCTATTTTTCATAGGTTCTAAATATTCTGTAACACCTTCACTTATAGTTCTTTTGATAACATAACCATTTTTTTCTTTGTCAATGTGATATGTGTTACCATCAGATAATTGAATATTATATTCATTTGAAGTGTTTTCATTTACAGAATTTGGTTCAACAAATTTGTAATTGGAGATTTCCAAAATACGAGAGATTTTATCTTGACCCTCTAATTTTTCACTTCCTATTGGTTTTAATTTTCCCATTTTGTTTTTTTTTAAAAAAAGTTGATAATCTTTTAGATTTTTATTTTATAAATATATCGTTATTGACAATTGTTACGTAGTACTATTATATTGATCCAAAAATTGTTTAGCATACCTTATTCTTTTTGGCATATTAGCTTCAAATATACCCATACGTTCATATTTTCTCGCAAATGTTTTAACCATATCTTTAAGATTATCTTGATTTATAAAATCATTATATGCTCTTTTTTCGGTAGTTTGTAATTCCTCCCAAATAAATTCCAATTGACCAATTGGATTTGATAATTCATACCCTTTTGATTGCATAAATTGTTTCAAACTATCAAAACGTGTTTTATACCATTGAGCGAGTCCGAAAGCTTTCGACCTTTTATTTACCGCTGATGGATTTAGATTTGATTCCTGAAACAAATTTCCAGCAATTGCCGCAGAATGTTCTTTAGTTAATCCTTTTTTAACGAAAAAGGAAATGACTTGATTAGAATTTATAGGACCTGTTTGAGGGATTTCACTATAATCAATTTCCTCTTCATATTCTATTTGAGATAGATCACTTTGCTCAAAACCTTTCAAAAGTAACAAGACATACAATTTTTTTAAGTCATCAGGTGCAGCAACGCCAGTTGCCGAAATATTGTTATCTTCTTGAAATGCTTTAACCGCTCTTTGCGTTTCTGGCCCGAACAATCCGTCAACACCCCATCTTGGTAATGAATACCCCAAAAATTGTAAAGCTATCTGTAATTTTTCAACCTCAGGTTGATAAGGGATTTTTTTTCCTTGTAATTTTTCGTATTTAAATTGTTTTGTTGAGTTTGCAATGTCTTTGAATTCATTCATAAATTTGGATCTTTCCGCTTGATCCATTAATTTTTGTAACTTGTCTGATTGAATTCCTTGACTTGAACTAACTGTACTTCCTTTACCTATTTGTAAATGGAAGTGTGGTGCGGTTGCGTGTTTTGAAGGTCTTGAATATTCGTCTATATAAGTAAATTCTGAATTTTTTTTCTTGTATTCATCCATCACTTTAATAAATTTATTTCTTTCTGATTGAGGATCCACAGTTAAGTCAATTGCCAACCCTTTAGGATGTTTGCTATTCATTCCTTGGTGGTATTTATCATTACCACCCGTTACTCTAACCTTGGCATTTGGACTTACTTGTTTAAAAGCGGTCAATATCTCAGAAACAGCTGTTGATATTTCCTTACTTATTTCACCACCACTGGTTATTTCAGATCCTTTTTCTTCATACCCTAAATTATCTAGTGTTGATCTTAATTGTGATGAGCTTTCTGATAATGATAATTCTTTATCGACCTTTTTTGTTTTGAAATCAAACAATTTCTCAATATGCCCACTTCTTCTCAAGTATTTGAATACAAGATTTTCATATGACATCTCACCCTTTTTTTCTAAACCTGATTTGCGATATTGCTTTAATTTATCCTTTAATTTATCAATAATTTTCTTTGATTTTTGAAGGTCTTCTTCTTCGTTCGCATCCTTTAAAACAGTATCTATTTTTGTTGTCCATTGGTCAATTTTAGTTTTCAAAATTGATTTATTAACTTCAAATTTTTCTTTTTTTGGTTTTTCTAGCCATTCATTTTTTATTAGAGAATAAACACCACTTGATGTATGTTCTTCATTTATATCTTGAACATAAAGTTCGACATCATAACCATAAATTTTAATATTCTGGTCTGAATTAAATATTGTTTTTTTTAATGTGAAAAGTTCTTTATATAAATCAAGTTGTTTTTTTGAAAATTGATTAAAATCTGCTATTATATGTAAATCAAAATCTGAATATTCCGACCAATTATAGTTGGCTAAAGAACCTGTTAAATGAACATCAGAAACAATTATATCAACTTTTAAAAACTGAATAAATTCATATGCGATCTCCAAAAGTTTTTCTCTAACCTTTGCAGATAAAACATAACTATTTTCAGCCGTTTTTTTCCAAATCTTTGAATTTAAATTATCTTGTAACTCAAAACTTTTAAGAATATTACTAGTTTCCATTAATAGTAAATATCCTTTATTTATGATTTTTTATAAGGATATGATTTTGCTATTTTTGAACTAAAGAATTTTCCTTGAGATTCAGACATTCTAAACTGAGTGTATATTTGATGTGGCACATTTTCATAGATATATTTTAAATCATTATTGAATGTAACCTCTAACAATTTGGTTTCAGTGTCATACTCAGTATGTTTAATATTTGACGATTGTATATCGTTTATAATTTTGGTTCCTTTTATTTCTTCTTTAATGATTGCCATAACTTTTACCTTTAAAATAAATATTGAACTAAAAAAGAAAACCCCTCTTTTGGGGGAGGGGTCTTGTTTTAAAGTTTTAAAGTTTTAAAGTAAAGAAATTTTCTTTCGGACTTCCTTTTCACTTGGTGTCGGTATAAAAATGGCTAAAATACCGTCCTCAATTGTTGCTTCAAGTTTAGAAGTATCAACTTTATTTCCTAAATCATAAATTTTATGGAAAACCTTAGACCTTTCACCATTTGATGTCTTATAAACCCTTTTTCCGTCAATTGTGAGTTTAGAACCCTCAACCTCTACTTTAAGATTTGATTTGTTAAAACCTGGTACTTCAAAAATTTGATAAAAACCATCTTCTGTTTTATAAAATTCATAATCCGTAGAAAAATAATTTTTACGTGTCGATTCAAAAAATTCTTTTGATAAATCCTCAAAAGTTGTTGGTGTGAATAAAGAAATTGTGTTAAACATATTTTATAATAATTTAAAAGTTTATTTTGATAGACCGATTAGCAATATCTGTGCCAAAATTAAAAACTGACAAAATGTCATATATAACCTGACAAATTGACACTGTTGAATTTATAAATCATATTACTATATTTTATAAAAAATTGTAATTATGAGCGAGACAATGGATGACGGACCGTCACAAAGAAAAAAATCTGAAAGCGATCACGGTACTCCTGTACTAGATAACTTTTCAAAAGACCTTATAAAATATGCAGAAGAAGGTAAATTAGATCCTGTAATTGGAAGAGATAAAGAAATTTTGAGAATTGCGCAAATTCTTTCTCGTAGGAAGAAAAACAATCCTATTATAATTGGTGAGCCTGGATGCGGAAAAACTGCAATTGTAGAGGGTTTAGCCATGAAAATTCAACAGGGGGAATGTCCGAGAAATCTTTTGGATAAACGAATAGTTTTACTTGATATGACATCAATAGTTGCTGGAACAAAATATCGAGGTCAATTTGAGGAAAGAATGAAAGTCATTATTGAAGAATTGCAATCTCATCCGAATATAATTGTTTTCATTGATGAAATTCATACCATAGTAGGCGCTGGAAATTCTTCAGGATCTATGGACGCATCAAACATATTTAAACCGGCATTGGCAAGAGGTGAAATACAGTGCATCGGAGCCACCACATTAGATGAATATAGAAAAAACTTTGAAAAAGATGGTGCATTAGAAAGAAGATTTCAAAAAGTTGTGGTTGACCCATCAACAAAAGAAGAAACATTACAAATTCTACGAAATTCAAAATCAAAATATGAGGATTATCACAAAGTAATTTTCTCTGATGAAGTTTTAACCACTTGTGTTGATTTGGCAGATAGATATATTACAGATAGAGAATTTCCTGATAAAGCTTTTGATATTATTGACGAAGTTGGAGCAAGAAGTCAAGTTGATGTCAAAATGCCAGAATCTATAGAAAAATTAAAACAAGAGGCTGCAGATATCAAACAATTAAAAATAGATGTTGTCAAAAGACAAAATTACGAACAAGCCGCAGAATTGAGAGACAAAGAAAAAAAGGTTTTAAATAGACTAACTATTGAGAAACAAAAGTTTGAAGAGGAAATGAACATAAACAAAAAAAATGTTCAAATAGAATTAGTTTATGAAGTGGTTTCCAATATGACAAAAATTCCTGTTGGAAAATTAAACATTGATGACACCAAATCACTTATTAATTTGGAATCAATGATTGAAAGTAAAGTTATTGGTCAAACTGAAGCGGTGAGCAAAATCTCAAAAGCTATTAGAAGAAATAGATTGGGAATTAAAGATCCAAATAGACCAATTGGTTCTTTTATCTTCTTAGGAAGTACTGGAGTAGGAAAAACACATTTAGCAAAACAATTGGCACGAGAAATTTTCGGAAGCGAAGATTCATTGATTAGAGTTGATATGTCAGAATTTCAAGAAAAGCATTCAATATCAAGATTAATAGGGTCACCTCCAGGTTATGTTGGATATGATGAAGGTGGTCAATTAACTGAGCAAGTTAAAAATAAACCATACTCCGTAATTTTATTTGATGAAATTGAGAAAGCAAATAAAGACGTGTTCTCAACTTTACTACAAGTTTTAGACGATGGACATCTTACAGACGGATTGGGTAGAAAAATTAATTTCAAAAATTGTTTGATAATTATGACATCCAATCTTGGTGTTAAAAAAATACAAGATTTTGGAACAGGTATAGGTTTTCAAAAAAAGGATTATATTGTTGAAGAACAAAAAAGGGACACGCTAAAAAAAGAATTACAGAAATTCTTTGCACCTGAATTTTTAAACCGTATTGATGATATTATCGTATTTAACACGTTAAAAGAAGAACACGTCAAAGAAATTGTCAAAATTGAAATAGAAAAATTAAAAAGTAGATTATCCAAGATAAAATACAACCTATCATTTGATGATACAATTATTGATATGATATCAAAAATTGGTTTTGATGAAATGTATGGTGCTCGGCCTCTAAAAAGAGCAATACAAGATAAAATTGAGGATTATATTTCAGAAGAGGTTTTAAAAGGAAATATTTTAACAGATATCCAATATCTTGTTAAATCTGAAGATGATGAAATAATAATCATTGAAGAAAAAAAACCAAAAAGGGGTAAATCAAAAAAGGAGGGTGAATAACCCTCCTTTTCCTTTCTACCATGCAAGATCGTAATCTCGTAAGAAGTGTTCATAACTCAGTGGAAAATAACACATAACTTTAACCACCCAGTCGTTTTGATTTTAAAACCTTAACGATCCATCGGATTTTTGTTATACTAATATACGAAATATTTGATACTTTACAACATGTTCTAAAACGGATTGTAATACTTATCAGGTTTTTCAACTTCTAATCTATATTTTTGATAACCTAGCTTATCTATCATTTTTTTTCCGACATCAATACCGTTATATACATCCTCTACAACAACATATTCATTTTTAGTATGATAATCATAATATCCTATAGAAATATTTATACAAGAAAAATCAAATAATTCCTTCAGTGCGTACACATCAGTATATGGGTGTGAAAAATAAGTTAACTTAGACGGAAATGATTCAACCAATACATTATTACATTTTGAAAAAAAATCTGAATCTCTTTCAAAAAGGACTGTACCAAAACATCTTTCTGTGATCATCCAATTCTCAGGAGCGTCAAACTGAATTGCATATCCTACATTTGAGAAAAACGACTTATCAGCTTTACGAGAACCGTGACAGCCAGTTTCTTCTGACACAAAAAACGCCGCCTTCAAAAATGGTAATTCTTTGAGTAATTCTAAACACGCATAAACACCACACTTGTCATCTCCACCAATACCAGTTGGCTCACCTTCATTGTTATATGCTTTTAACGATAACTTATATTCACCCTGAGCGTTAAGTTTTTGTTCCTCAACTACATTAATAGTATCTAAGTTATGAACAGTATCGGTGTGAGATACCACACAAGGGTAATAAAAGTCGTCCGAAACCTCACCTGAAGATTTTGTAGCATAAACATTATAATATTCATCAACTTGGTAATCTATATTGTTGGTTTTTAACCAATCCACAATAAACTGTACCATTTTCTCCTCTTTATAGGTTTTTGTTGGTACCGACAAAACATCTTTTAATAACTGATAATTCCTTTCCATGTCACAAATATAGTAAATATTTGAGACAAAACAAAATTATAATTATTCGTAAATGTTACTTATTATTAGGATGGGGCTAAAGACTTGACTAACTTAGATGTTTTGTTCATTAGTTTAATACTTTTTCCTAATTCAGAACTAGTTCTATCTGCTAAATTAGTTACACGTTTTTCAACTTCTTCGGAACCCTTTTCTACCGCATAACTTTCTGATCCTTTCTCAGCCACTTTGGTAAGAGTCTTACCAGAAAGAACCTCAAGATAACTCAAAAATTTTGTATAAAGACTCTTCAATGAAACTATTAGCTCGGCAAAAATTGTGTTCTTTTCCAAAAAAGTTATAACTTTTCCTATTGTATTTTTCAAAGCAGATTCGAAATTAAATTTTGAAAAAAATTCAATAACTTTAGGATTTTTTTGTAACCATGAAGATAACATTTCTATTGTTGCATTTTTTGGAATTGGTGATTTTTTAAATAAATCCCAAAGGTATTTACCTCCAGGACCAAAAGTTATGACACCCGCTAAATCAGTTAGTAAATTAATTATATTAAAATCACCTTTTTGAGATTGATATGCGTCCCACGATAACAATACTCCCCAAACAATTTCTACGGCAACACCTCCACCTAATAAATCAACTACAACTTGTGTAGTGGCTCCTCCTGCAGATGTCATAGATTCTCTTATTGAGTCAAAAACGAAGTTCCAACCTTCTTTCCTAATTTTTTCAACAAATCTATCCAATTCGTCCTTATACTTAGGCGCAGTTTTTACCAAGTTATACATTTTGGGGTACTCCACTGTATTATAGTCCCTGGCCATCACAGAATAAAAACTAGATCCCTCAGGACATTTCCACTTTTTTGCTAATAAATTATTATTTACGCAAAGGTTTTTGTTTTGAATATCTTTGGATAAACTTCCAGTTATTGTTGTTGAACAAGCGTTACATGGTTGACTACCAAATCCCTTTTGATATTTAAAAACCTCTAATTGATACCCTAAATAAATTGATGCCTGTTCAACCCAATCCGATCTTGTTTTTACCTTAAAAGGAGGGAAATCGTAATATTTAAAAATATCAAAATCTGCCTTGGTTGGTTTATAATCATCATATTTACCTTTATTTGTTGGTAAAATTTTTTGATCTGGATTATTTGACTTAACTTGTTGTTCTAATAACCCATAAAGACCCAAAATATGTTTTTTTTCGGATTCAGAAATAATTAAAGTCATTTTTTTATTACTTTCTTTCTTTAGTAAAACGTATTAATTTTCTAATAATATAAACTACCAAAAAGCCAACCATTGATGATATCAATGATATTGAAGGTGAAACATTCAGATTCAATAAAAAATTAGTTAGAACTGATCCAATCAATCCAAAACTTAAAACATTCACTTGAAATATTTTCTCTAATAAAGCTCCTATTTTTTGAACTAAGCCACCTTTAACTTTAGATATAGGAGTATCCATTGTCTCATTATCTGATGACCAATCCTTTTTAAAAAAATCACTCCAAAAACCTTCTTTAATTGATTCAGTTCGGAGTTCATTTTCAATTTTAGATTCAATTTCATCTTTTGACATTGTTAACACATCCCCACCAAAAAAATTTTTCACGTTATCAATAATCTTGTCCGAATTTGGTATACTAACAATATCTGACACACTTATAGATTCAATTTTATTTTTAAAATCTTTTAATAAATCGGTTAATGTGTTGCCCATATCTTTTGTATAATCACCACCAGGATAAAACATAGAATCCATCGGAGCTTCAGAAATTATAGTTTTATACCCCTTATTTTTATGCATTTCTAAAATTCTTTTTTTCTCATTTTCATTAATTGAGTTGTATGTATTTTTCATAATATTTTTTTAAATAAATATATTCAAATTGAAAAAACCTCACCTATTAATAAAAAAGATGAGGTTTTATATCCTTGTGATAAATTTATTTTAGCTGAATTGTAAGTCCTCTCCGTATGATGGACAAAATTTCCAAGATGTTTTTTTTATTGTTGAACCGCATTCGGGACAATATTTTTTCAAATCCTTTGACGAATATACTTTTTCAGATATGGGTAATATTTTCCAATACGATTTTGTACAATAAAAAAATTCAAATTATTTGTCTGAAAAACTAAATGATTGATCGCTATATGAACCTTTTTCCACTGTTCCCGTTTCAATTTTATCACTAAACGTACTAGTATTATACGAACTATTGGTTGTTATTGCTCCAATATTTCCAGTTAGATTCAGACCAAATGACACAAGGATTTCAATCACAAGGATTAATTATAATATACTAGAATAATGATGGATTGTGAATAGTTTGATAAAAATCTTCTAAACTCATTTTTCTTTTTCCTGATGGGAAATTTTTACCAATCATATTAACCACCAATTTTCCTGTTTCTATATCAATTTTATCTATTAAAAATTGTTTATTTGGATCTGCTGGAAAAGTATACCATCTATTGAATTTATATTTTTTTGATATTTCATCATATAAATTTATTATTTCTTGAAAATTAACACTGTCTTCTTCTATCTTATCTAAGATTTTGTCCAAAACATTTGAAATTTCCCTTTGATAATATTCATCGTCGAATTCTTCACCATAAGTTTCATATATACCGTCATAATAATCTCCAACAGAAAATTTATGACCTACAAGTTTAATTAATTCATATAAACTTAAATCTTTTGCATTATTATTTTCATATAATTTAATTAAATTCCATACTGGAGTATTATATTGATAATAACATGACTTTCTAAAAATATTATATTTTTCATATATATCACAAAATTCTTCTTTTAGTTCTTTTCTTGCCGCAGCATTTCTTGATATATTTTCCAAATTATGATATTCAAAATTCATAGTATCACCTAATTCAGGGTAAAATTGATCAAAAATTTTGGCAATAGGAATATTCTCACTATCATGTTCGCTAAGTTCTAAACCTGGTGAAATATATTTTAAAATTTCATTAATCTTTTCTTGATTAGAATCGTTTAAATAACTTGTAAGAAAAATACCTTCTTGCCAATAATAATCATCAGAACTATCAGTAAACTCAAAACCATTTCCATAACTATCCAAAACAACTCTAATTACCCATAGTGAATCATCGCTCATTTCAAAAGTTTTAAAATAATCATCCAAATCATTAAATTGCAATGTAACAATAGAGTTTCTTGGATTTTTTTCTAAATATTTAAATTTACCAATCATAACATCAGCAAGTTCCATAGTCCAATCAGTTCTTGGTGGAATACCCGACGCAATTGATTTTAGAGCGAAATACGCACCCATGTTGAAAGGATCAACCTGTTCCATTATAAATTTCTCAACATTTGGATATTTTTTAAAAAGTTCAACTAACGATAAAGATTTTTCTGACGAAATAAATTTAACCTCAACATTTGAAGTTGTTATAATATGAACTGATACAGATTCTAAATTATCAGTTTTATTAATTATAAAATATAAGTTACCGTTTCTATAATTAGACGACCAATCATAACCCGAGTAATTCTTTCCTCCATAATATTTTGCAACATTCTCATTTAGAACTTCCATAAAAATATATTGATCTGTCTCAATAATAATTTTTCTTCCTTCATCTAGTTCTTCACTTGTCATATTTTTTATTGATAAATATTATATTTTTTTGGTTTTTCATAAAATTTACGTATATTTGTAAAAGAAAACAAGTTCTTTAAAATATTGGGGATGACATAGCATTGATTGGCACGGTTGCTAATTAGGGGCGTAACGAGGCTGAGTTAACCTTGTAAAACTGACTTATCAATTAGACGGAAACGTTATCAACAAACTTTCAGCTGTAGGACTTGTTCGTACTTCTGAAAAAGTAGCAGTAGCCTAAGGCAAACCTACAACGGGTCGGCGTACATTTAACCTTGGAACAGAAGTACTTGTAGGGTGTGGTTTCTATCCTAAAAGAAACAAAACTCGTTTGTGGTTTTCTGAGTTAGAAAGCTAATATTTCGGAACATTAAGAAATAATGTTGTACTATTTACGTAGTCCTTAATTATCAAAGTGAACAAGACCGGGGGGCGGCACCCCGCATCTCCACCAACTAAAACCTCATTCCTTATCGGAGTGGGGTTTTTTAATTATTAGATATTCGTTTAGTAAAATAATCAATTAAAGGTTTTTCGTATTTTAAATACGATTCCCAATATGATTGTTCATTACCATGTTCGTCAATATCAGGAAAATTTTTACTTTTGATAAATTCTCTCACCGCATCATACATTGCGGTATATGGATCAGCTCCATATTCTATCAATTCCTCAATGTCATCCATGATAGAATCTAATTCTTCTTCATTAAATCTTCTTCTAAACCAAGGATCATAATCTTCACTTATCCCCATCATTTCTCTTATCCTTTGTATGTTTTCTTGTAGGTTCATACACATAAATATACTGAAAATAAAAAAGGGTCATCACCGAAGTGACAACCCTTATTTGGCTATTGGTTTTGTGGTTGGGTTTCCAATAAACCCAAGTTTAATTATAGTGAGTAATTAACTCGAGACGTTCGACCACTCGACGGATGTGTTAAAAAGGTAGCTAACCTTTCTTTTTTTCGTTTTGCTGAACCCCAAACGAAAAGTGTGGTTATCACATCTGCACACACTAACAAAAGGTGGTCTATTTTTTTGGTTTACATTGGTCAGGGGTATGAAACTAATAACAAGAACCTAGAACTTAAACAAAACACCCCCGGACACATTATTTTTTTTGTTTTTTTTTCTCCCTAAAAATTAGGTGGCTTCATCCGATTCCACCGTAAAAGGGTCACTAGTTGCGTCGCTCTGGAGTTGAACCAAATTTATGGAGTGCTTATGAGACACCCGCAGATCCGACCTGCCCGCCCGCAATATGGCTTACGCTGAGATTACACGTTTTATTGGAAATCTTTTATAGGATTATGGGTTCCCTATGTATCCACCATCTTTTGAATGGTAATTTCCAGTGACGGTTAGTTAGACTAACCACTCCTTGAGGTACTAGTTACTCTTTTATTACTCAACTCTCCCCGAGAATGCCTCCCCAGTTAATCCTTGCGAGATTAGAGGTATTTCATAAAAATCTCATCAAACTTGCGGTTATCAGAGGCAATGAACGGCTCATTACTATGTAGTCACCTTTCACTAATACCTGACGGACACTTTTGCTCTTTTTTAAAAGTTGAATTTTAAATCGAAGTTACGTGTTGTGGATTATAGAAGTAGTGGTCCGCCACCGACTTAGTAATCTTTTGAATTACCAAATATCAAACTACTCCTTGAAGTGTCCCCACCTCCATATTTTAAGATTACTTCAAAAAGAGACTTTGGTAAGTCATCTTTAAGGATAATAGCGACACCACTCGTTCTTTATCATACCTTTGAGGTTGCCCCTTCGGTTTTAAGTATCCTTTCATATTGGAACTCGTAATAATATTATCGGATAATAACATTTTTTACAAAATCCCTACGGGTTATTCTTATTGGTGTTCCCACCTCAACAGGACGACCCACATCGCCCCATCAATAATCCATTTCCCTACGAAGTTATCCTCGGTACTACAGGTTTATTGATATCCCGTTTGTGTACTCGAGTTCAAAACAACCGAAGTTATTTCAAACCGCAAACCCCTTACACTTGAGGATTCACTTTATCCCACTTTCGTGGTTTATTTAAGGACTATACACAGCCCATTATCGTTTACAAGTTATCATCATCCCGAAGGACTACTTTCACTTGATGGATAATCCATTATTTTAAAGAACATAATTCGAAACATGCTACCGACTCGCGTAAATGGTGAGTTTCCTCACACTATTTAGTCGGGTTCACACCAGACCTCCTTTTCGAATTGTTTGACAAAGTTACGAAATTTTTTTCACTTGTCAAGTTTTTTTTAAATTTTTTTTTCACTCGTTCCCCCCACCCTATCGAACTCAAATTAAATAACCTAAAAACTGATAGGGTGGGGTGACATCTAAATCTTTTACAAAGATAAAACAACTTTTTTAATTTGCCAAATTATTTTTAAAAAAAAATTGGAGAAATTGTTTTTCATTTAAAGAACTAATGTTTGACAAAATTAGTGAATTCAAGCAAACAAATCAATTTAAAAATCATATTGACTTGTTAAAAAATGTTAATTATCATTAAACTCACAAATAAACAAACTTAATATATGAAAAAACTAATTTATTCTTTGGTGGTGGTTGTAGGACTATCATCTTGCGGTGGTTCTCAAAGTGAAACCACTCAAACTGACTCAACTTCAGTTGATAGTTCTAAAGTTGATACCACAATTGTAGATACTGTATCAGCAGTAATCAAAAAAGATTCGGTTAAATAATTTTTTATCTAGAATTTTTAAAACCTCACCTAATAAGTGGGGTTTTTTGTTTTTTAATGTATTTATCTGTATGAATATTGATTTATATAATGTCGCTAAAAGATTAGTAAGACTACTACCAGATGATCTTAAATTAAATAAAATATATGGTTATATATTATTGAATAATACTTTCAAACAATTGACAGGCCAATTATCAATAGAACAAAATTTAAAATTGACCTTTTATTTGGACGCAATAAAAAGAGGTCTTGATAGAAAAACAGTTGATTGGTCTATAAATAATAATTTATATGTCATTGATAAAATTTGTTTTGGTAGGTATCCTGCTGAGATAAATTGTCCTGACTGTAATGGAAATGGATATGAAAACTGCGGTAATTGCGGTGGGTCAGGTTATGAATCTTGTAATCAATGCGGTGGTGACGGGACTATTGAAGGCGATGAAGGTGAAGAAGATTGTGAATACTGTGATGGTTCTGGACATGAATCTTGTGATGAATGTGGCGGAAATGGTTCAGATGATTGTGATACCTGTAAAGGCGATGGAACGATTGATGATGATGTAAATGTTCCCGAAATTACTGTAACTTCCTATATTTCTTATGATTTAAATTTATTAACTATTGCCGAAGAATATATGTCGGAAGGTAAAGACATTTCAGACCAACCTTTTTTAAGTACAAATTATCCAGCAATAATTACACTTGATATGGATTATAATTCAAATCATTTGGAGGTAGGCTCAATTGATGAAGACTTTTGGGATAAATGTTTTATAAATGATATCTACGATTTTCATTTTGATGATTTTTTAAGTAAAGGCGCGTATGGGCATACATTACAAAGAAAAAGACAAACAATACTCAAAATAAACGATAAATTAACGTAAAAACCTGTAGGTTATTACTCCTCCTGAAACTGCAAGTCCTACACCTACTCCGAAAAATAAATTTCTCGGATAAGTTCTAAAAAAATTTGGTCTATAATATATGGTTGGATAAGGACCGTAAAAATTATAGTCAAACATGGAAGCTCCTAACATCATAGTTCCAGCCGATATCATAAAAGTTGAAGACTTTAACTTTTTTTGGTATAAAATGGCCTGAGATTTGCCGATTTGACAAATACTCAGACCAATTATTAATGATATTAAAAATAATTTAAAGTTTTTCATATTTTGGTTTAATTAATTTCCATATTATTTGACTATAATCTTTTCTATCCCACATTGCAAACATTACAGAATGTAATTCTCTTTTATTAATATTAGTTTGAACGAACTTTGCAAATTCAGATTTGGTTGGTTCAGGATCGACATCATTATATTTTCCATATCTGAAATAATCGTGCATTTTACCACAATATTCAGATATTTGAAAATGATGATATTTTAGATTTCCAACATATAATTTTATTTTTTTATAAAATTCGTCAGGAACATCTTTAAGTAAAGATTCTATATCATCTCCATTTTTAAGACATTCCCATATTGAGGTGGTCGATATTTGTGTCATTATTTTATGTAATCTCAAATATTCATCACCTTTTATTTTTATTCTATCTCCGTTAGAAAACTTAACAACAAAACCTTCCTCATTATCTTTTATCATAGATTTAAGTTCTTTGTAGTCCTTGATTCCATCGTATTTTTTGGCCAATTTGAACCCCAAATTTTTTATCATATTAGAAAATCTAACGTCATAATTGTCTGAGTATAAATCAACTTCTTGACCGGTTTTGGTGTTTATCATACCAAGTAGAATGACATCTTCAAAATCATATTGGCACACTATTCTATTTTGTTTGTATATGATTTCAAACAAATAAGTATAATCCTTATGTAAGGACGCGAAATCATATTTAAACATCATTTCATACCCCTTAACCGCTTGATCAGAAGTAAATGATCCGCGAGTTGCCATAATCCAACCACCGTTATAATAGAAAAAAATACCAAGTGAGCCGTCTAATTTATCATACACATCAAACTTTTCGGTTGCGGAGTGTTTTTGTTCACTAAGATTAAAAAATTTTTTAAACGGGCGAGCAACAACATTCCCATTGTCATCAGTTACCAAACCACGGCACATTAGAGTAATATCGTCCCACAGATTTTCATATTGAACCTTTTCATTATAGTTCCATATAGTTAATGGTAAAGTTGGATGTACTTGTTTATAAAGTAATCCCTCGTTATAATATTTCTCTAAGGTTTCTAACATTTTGCTAAATTACAAAAAAATTATGACATATACAAAAGGGTGGGATTATCTTTTTGAACCGCAATTTTTTCACCGTGCATTTTTCTAAATTCTTCTAAATTGAAAGGTCTTGTGATTAGGTGAAAACCATTTTTGGTCGGAATTGTGGTTATAGTATCATCTTTACCGGTTTGAAAAATTAAACTTTGGATGTTTGAAATTAAATTATTGTAAAATACATGTCTTTTAACCTCGCTCAAATCAAAATCTTTATGGTCAATATCAATAATCCATTTTTTATCTTTTTCATTTGAAAATGAACCGCAGATAGATTCGTAAGCCTTTCTAACCGATTTAAAATCCTTATTCATAATTTGATCAGTAACCTTTTTTAAGGTATGAAAAGCGATTTTTTCATATGACCTACGATTAAGATTTATACAAGCCCTCGCATTATGGAAATTACAAAGATGAATAATTTCATCAATTTTTGAATCCAAATATTCTATTGAATTGATGTAATATGTTTTGACCACATAAGAATTTGATCCAAGCTCAGGATTTTCTTTTTTGCGTTTCAAAATCTGAAGATGATAAAAATCATCCTCAGATTCAAAAGTTAGTAAATCTTTTATTGCAACTATATTATCTATCATTTTTCTGAAAGTAAAAATTTGTTTGAGATGACTTTGAATGAAACTGATTTGTCATAAGACCTAATAACGATACCTTCTCTATCAAAATTTTGATTTAATTGTGATTTATCATCTGCAAAGTTAATTAATTCATCAATAGTTTCAGGTAGTTTGAAATCCTCAGATAATACAGGTACGTAACTAAGACCTAAAAAAGCCATAACATAAATAAAATCCGCGAATTCGTAATATTTGAAATTATCAATATCAAATATATTAAAAAATTTAACAGTTTGACCGATAACTTTATATGGATTTCCTTGTATACCTTCACCTATAAGTTCACCCTGAAATGAAATATTTTTATTCAAACTTTTCATTTTATTTTCTAAATCCAAAATTCTTGCAACTCTCCAAAATGTGTTGGTTTCACTTTCTAAAAGTTCCAAATTACGAGAACATATACCAAACTCACCATCTTTGACATAAAATGTTGCAGAGGAACCATCAAGTTTTTCTGTAACATAGTAGGTATGTTTTTTCATTTCTTCATACTCAGAAGATAAGTTCTGACAATTATGAACAAGCACACCATTAGCGTAAAAATTATTTACATTTTCAACCCCAACATCGTAACGCTTAGATTTATTTTTTATTTTTTTTATTGTTTTAATCTTATCTAACATAATATTTCTTTTAATGCATTTAACAATTCAAAGTCACTCATATGATTAATATCACTTTCCCAAAGATAATAAACCTTATAGCCTTTTGATTCGATTAATTTAAGTTTTTTTTTATCTTTTTCCCAAACATCCTTAACGGTTAACCCATTTAGTAAAATATCAGATTCTTTATATAATTTAGGGCTACCATGCCAGAAGTCCCCCTGAACTTCAATTATGATTTTATTTTTAAAAATTAAATCCCAATTATAACTATATAAAAAACCATTTGCCGTATAAGTAATATTTAATTCATTTAGAATTGATTGTATCCTTAATTCTTGTTTACTAACATATTTTAAATTACCTCTGGCCTTTTCAGTTAAAGATCTTAATTCATCTGTTGATAGTTTAGATAATCTATCTTTTTGAGATTTTGATATTTTTTCTTTAACCCAACCTAGTTGAGCTGGATTAATTATATTATCGCCATATCTTAACTTTAAAGTTTCTTTACTTTTTTTCAATACTTCGGTGTAGTTAATTTTTGAAATTGCATATTTTCTTATTGTTTCATTATTAAAATTGTTTTCATATCCATAGTTTTTAAAAAATGTGTTTTTCTTTTTTAATTTCACATCTTCGGATTGAGAAGGATTTTTAACACCGTAGCGATCAATTAAAGTTTTTTCAAATTTGTCTTTATATTGTTTAGTTTTTTTACTTTCGCTAGCAGTTCGTTTAATACCCAATAATAAAATATAATTACCAACACTAACACCATATTTTTTTTTGATATCATCAATAGTACTCCCATCCAAATACATATTTTTAATATCGATCAAATTAATAGGTATTTTGGTTTCTAATGATTTTAAATATAGAACCTCATTTTCAAGCTTATTATTAGGGTGATGATGATTAATATGTATTTTTAAATGATTTTTTTTTATAAACTCTTTTTTACAAATTAGACATTCCATAACATATTTATTTACATATAAATATCTAACTTTATATAAAAAACAGAACTTAATCCGTTATTTTTACAACTTCATCACCTAAAAGTTCTTTAACTTCTCTATAACAATTAAGTTCTGGTAACCAAATTCTATGGTTACCTGTTAGTTTAAGAATTTTACCTGAAATTAATTCAATTTCATACCAATCATTATTATTTTTTTGTACTGAGTGAGAATTTATGGTGTTCATTTCGTTTTTGTTTTCAAAAACATTAAAACTCAAAACTTTACCAATATATTTAGTTTCACAAATTTCTTTGATTGTTTTAATACCATCTTCAGTTATTAATTCGGTTTCTTCAGATAAACATCTCACCTCGTCGGTTTTAGGTATAAACGATGGAAACAAACCTTTTACCTTACCAGCAAGTTCTGCCGGAATTGGAGGCTCGTATTTATTAATCCCCAACATCATAGTTACATCCATACCAACCTTAAAATCTAAGTTAGTGTAATTAATTAACGATAAAGGTAAAATCAAACCTTGACTAACCTGTCCGCGAAGTTTTACGGTTCTCAAACGAAAACCTTCAGAACCGTCGGCCATCTTTTTATATGATGATTTTCGCAAAAATTCGAATTCAGGTTTAATAGGTAAAAATGAGTCAATCTCACAATAAATAACTTTGTCACCAACTTTGTGACCTACATCTTTTGCAACAACTACTTTCCATCCATCAACGATGGCCAATTCTATTTTATCAGCACCCTCAATTGGGCGCAAATCAGATATAATTCTAATACTTGCTAATTTTCTTTCCATTTTTTTTAAATTTTTTCAGTAAATAAACCATCTTTTATTGCCAAATCAAACATCTCTAAGATATCTTTATAAAATAGTTCATATTTCAAAATTTCAAGCTCACCTTCTTTTTCAATATCAATGTCATCAAACCATTCGGGTTTTAAGTCATATAGATTAATATTATCTTTTACCGCATGTTTTAAAACAGGATAAAACTCATTCAACAACCATTTAGCATTATCCCAAATAAATTCATATGAAAAACCACCATTAGAGTTCTTACGATTGACGCAATTAAAAGAACGATTATAAAAATTACCATCATTATCAACCAATGCCGATAATTCAAATTGAATATATTCAATTTGTTCTGAGCAATATTTAACTACTTTAAACATTTTATAAAAAATCGATTTTCATCCCACAAACTAAATATTTGTCGGTTTTTCGGTGGGGTTATATAAAATTAATTGATAATTTCTAATTATCAAAATCATCTGAACGGAATTTTCCTTTTTTGTCCTGATTTTTTTTGTTTGACTTGTTTTTGTTGTGATTACCGTTTGAACTCTTAGATTTCGGCATATCACCTTTCTGATTACGATACGTTTTACCCATTAGTATTTTGTAACTGAATAATTTCCACAAACAATTTGTTCATTATCAAATATATCATTAAAGAAAATACAACCACTTTCTTGTTTGATAATGTTTTTTGCCTGATAACACCTTCCTATTTCGTTTGAAGTTATTTCATAATAAGTCTTGTTTGAACTTATATTTGTATTAAAAATAAAATTCATCGCAAATATTAGAACAATTGAAACTATAACAAATATTGAGTTTTTTTTCAAACCGAGCATTTTTTTACAAAAATCTAAAACTTTACCAAAAAGTCAATATGTGCAAAACCTTTATTTGTATGAACTGTAATTTCATTTTCATCAATTCTAGGCTCAAAACTCAAAATTGTTGCAAAACCAGCTTCTTTATCTTCATGTCTTACAACTTCTCCTACGGTAAAAATATTACCATATGAATTTATAGCTGTGTTATTATCAACAGATATGAAATTTTGTCTTTTTGATATATTTTCCATGTTAACCAACAACATTTTTTAATTCATCAGTATGGTGATCAAACTCCATATCTGAAATGATATTACGTTTAATCATAATCGGAATAATCTCTTTAATTAAATTATAAGGTCTAAATTCTGTGGAACCATCAATTCCGACATCCATTTTGCGACCTTTACCAAATTTTTTGTGGTTTGGTAAATGAACATGCCCGTGAAGATGGATTACACCTTTATTTAAACCATTCCAAGATGAGAGGGGGTAGTGCATTAAAACAAATTTCTTACCACCAACAGATAATTCAACATAATCATTTACGCTTTTAAATAATCCTTTACATCCACCTCTATTTCTTTCAATGTGATGATCGTGATTACCTAAAACCAAATGTATGTTTTTACAAACAATTCTATCCCAAAAATTACGAATGTTCTCAAAACCTCCAAAAGACCAGTCACCAAGATGGAACAGAATATCATCTTGATTGACAAATTCATTAATATTATTGATAATAGATGCATTCATACTATCTATGGATTTAAAATCTCTAGTCTGATCAATAGGAATTGATCCATCGTCTAGCCTCCAATCTGTAACTCCACGACAAATATTTTTGTGCCCATAATGGGTATCTGAGGTGATCCAAATATTTTGAGATGAACTTGATAGTTCTATTTTAATACTGCTCATAGATTACAAAGGTATAAAAAAAATTTAAAAAAACAAAATCACCATTGAAATTGTTCAAATGATTTTAAGTATGATGAAATATTTTCAGCTCCTACCGGATTCATTGAATGGACGGCAAATTTTGGTAATTTTAAACTATTATCTAAGCAATAATCAACCAACCATTTGGCGCAATCCAAACCTGTTTTTTCTTTAAAAGATTTTGACATGTCATCATAATTTGTCAAATACAATGATTGATCATAATGTTCGTCAGCAAGATCGTGATCAAATGAAATTAAATAAGGTAATCCATTTGTTGATATGTAGTTAACAAATTCATCGTAGTTTTTAACTACAATCCATTTTTCCCTGGTGTACATTGCAGAATCCTCGGTTCTTAACCTCATATATGAAACGCAATGATCAGGATTTCTGAAATCGTCCAAGAAAAGATATGTTTTCATAAAAAAATTTAATAAAATTTAAGATTAAGCGATTGTAATTGATTGATTTTATTGATATTGGGGTGAGGTGTGTATATATAATAGTTATGTGTAAGTTTAAAAAGAACACAAATTATGTATTTCAGAAAAATATTTACCCCACCCATCATTAGGTAGTTTATCAACATCAACTTTACTACCATCATTCCAAACCAAGGTTTTACCATTGTTTTTAATGTATTCATCACCTCTGAAAGAGAATTGTCTTATGTATGTAAAGTACTTCATACAATGTTCTAACGCTTTTTCTTTATCATACAAAACTATTTCTTGTGATGAAATTACTGGATTAAAAAATCTTTCTATATACATAATTTTCGTTTTATTTCTTTTTAAACCTACACATAACAAGGTGTATAAGAAAGTTTTCTATAAAGTTTTGTGGTAATTTGAAAGTTCATCTAAGCAAACCTTCTCATACACCCAAACGTTATAAGTAATTACACATTTTATAAGTGTAAAAAATTCATTATTACATATCCAAACCAAACACATATGATATGATAATATATGTAATAAGAAACACACCTATAATTGGTAATGTTATCGGTCTTAAAATTTTTATACTTACTAATTTTTCCATAATGGATTTTTTTAATTGTGTGTAAATTGTCATTTGACAAATATAAGAACATTTTTTGATTAAAAAATTGCCAATTGCTATTTTAGCGGAGAATTGAGGAATCGAACCTCATACAAAAAATGTACGTCATTCTTAGCAGGAAGACCCCATCGCCATCAGGGTTAATTCTCCGTTTTGAAGTCCCTGTGAGATTCGAACTCACAAACCTCTTGATCCGTATTCAAGTGCTCTTCCGTTGAGCTAAGGGACTTTTTTATTTTCTAAACTGAATAACCCACAGTTGGAACATGCTTTGATTTTGATTGAGTTTCAAGCATAACTTCGGTAACTTCGTCTTTTGTAAGATATCCTTGGACATCTTCTTGCCAACTAGCCCAAACTTCAAAAGTATTCACGCCATCGCCGTAAAGTCCTTGACCTGCTCCGACAACAGAAATACAATGACCATTAGGGAACTCCATTACCGCCTGGACTGCTCCAACATTCCAATAATTTCCATGTGGTTTAAAAACCAAATCATCAAAAGTTTTTACTTTGTTTTTTTCAAAAAAATCCATAATTTTTTTTAGATGTGAGTATAATTTTTTTGTGAGTAAGGTAGGATTCGAACCTACACGGAATTATCCACCGGCTTCTAAGGACGGCGCGTACTACCAGTTTCGCCACTTACTCATTATTAGGGTGTCGTATGAGATTCGAACTCATGACCTTCTGAACCACAATCAGACGTTCTCGCCAACTGAACTAACAACACCATATTTAGCGGAGGAGAAGGGAATCGAACCCCCAGGCCAGATTTCTCCGACCAACTATTTTCAAGATAGCTTCCTCGTCCATTCGGACCACCTCCGTATTTATGTGGAACAGAAAAGAATCGAACTTTTATTGCTCGCTCTTCAGGCGAGTGCCTTGACCAACTAGGCTACTGTTCCATAATTTATACAAATATACAAAATATATTTCGTACCGCCAACAAGAATCGAACTTGTAATTAAACCTTATGAGAGTTCCGTGATGAACCGTTTCACTATGGCGGCATTTGGAGCACCATGAGAATTTTGAAATCTCGACCTCTAGTTTGGAAGACTAGCGCTCTGCCTCTGAGCTAATGATGCTTAAAAAGTTGTCCCGTCAGGCCTCGAACCTGAAATCTTCTGACTCAAAATCAGACGTGTTGCCAATTCCACCACAGGACAATTTTGATGAGCCTACGGGCTTGTGTACCGTATGTTCCCCTTTAAAAAATTCACTAACCCTGGGTGTAGGAAAGCTCATCATAAAATATGCAGTCAGGACAGGACTCGAACCTGCACCTCGCAACTGGCGCCTAATTGCGAGAGCTTATGCTGTTTTTATAGAGTGGTGTCGCCCCACGGCAGCGTCTAACCAATTCCGCCACCTGACCATGTTCCCCACCTTGAGATTATAGGTGAGTAGTTAATTCGGTTTTCTATTATCTTAAAAACCTGCGGGGCGTCCCCCATAAAAACAGCCAACACTACTGGGAGAGATTGTGTCAGTCTCTTTATCCCACGATGTCTCACTCTAGCCGTAGACATTCTGCTAGTCCATTGTTAAATGAGTCTTGGACAAAAGACTGTTGAGTATCTCTTACTCATAGTGGGTAAGGAGGGACTCGAACCCCCGATGTTTAGTCGTATGACCTCTGATTTACAGTCAGAGCCGTTCGCCGCTACGGTAACCTACCCGAAATAGGAAAATAGAAGATGGGTGCGTGGACATCTATTTTTATGATTGGCGTTACTTAGATCACCTCCACCAAAATGGTATTCCCCAATCAACCTATTGTACCCCCTCTAAGAATCGAACTTAGGACATATTGCTTGTAAAACAATCACTCTAAACCACTGAGTTAAGGGGGTGTTCGCATACCTCCAAGGATTCGAACCCTGAACAAACGGGTTGGAACCGTTTATGATAAACCATTTCACCAGAGGTACGTATCGAGAGCGGTGAGGGATTCAAACCCACGTTATTCTCCTTTGCAGGGAGGTGCCTAATCGCTCGACCAACCGCTCTTTGTGTCTTCAGGGGCGGACTCGAACCGCCGACCCTTTGTGTATCAGACAAAAATTCTAAACCAACTGAACTACCTGAAGATTATGTAGTGAGAGTGGGACTTGAACCCACGACTGCATGTGTATAAGACATGTATTCTAACCAACTGAATTATCTCACCATTTTATTATACCCACAATGTCAATGAACAATCATTAATCTTTCACAAAATTACAAAAGTTTTTTCAAACAGCCAAATCTTTGTGA